ATGATTGTTTTTAGCTGTTCTGATGACGTCTTTTTTATAGTTTTTATTCTGATTCATGACAAATCCTTGTTTGATAGAATAGCATTACCACAAGTTATTCTACTTTGATCTTCTTCCAATGAGGGGATAAACACAAGAACATCAAAGCCTACGGCTTTAAGTTCTTCTTCAACCTTCTTGTATGGAGTAAACTGCATATAGCCATTAGATGTTTCTATACCTTTGTCAACACAGGACTTAGTTAGATGCATGGGAGTTATTTTGCACATAAACTTTTTAGGATTGAACAAATCCACCAATTTCTTTGCATCTATCTCATAACTATCTGCTAATGCAAAGTTTAGAGCATATTTCCTACCTTTAGGATAAGGCAAATGATCACACATCTTGGAGATGAAAAACAAATCCCTCGAATTTCCATGAAACATTTCCTCTCTCTGTATTTCATTTGTACTATTTATAGATATCTGCAACCCAGCATCCCCTCTATAAATGTCATTCTTTACTTCGTATGTCCATCTTTGAAGAAACCAAAGCAAATCATCATTTCTTTTAGGCATCATAGTAGAAACAACTGGATGAACTAAACTATCATGAAGTTTGTGTCTAACTGATTGTTTTAAATGTAGAGCATGTGTTATAACATTGTGATTAAAAGTTGGCTCACCCATTCGTGCATAATGCACATTAAGTCTATCTGTATGAAAAACTTTAGGATATTGGCTTAAAGCCATCTCCACTTGAAGAAAAAGATCATATAATGTAGCATTTCTACCAGGACCAACCTTTGGTACGTCACAGAAAGTACAACCCATGCTGCAACCATATTGAGTCAAAATAGTGACCACCCATTTATGCGTCAAAGGCATTATGTCACCATTAGGAACCCCCTCTATCTCATCTGACAAACCAAGGAAATCAGCTTTTATATTTTTTTCTTTTCCATAATCTCCTATAGAAAGACATTCAAGCCTTCCAAGAGATCCGTCCACAATAAGTATTTTCCCTGTTGGTACATCAATGACCTTCATTTTTAATTCCTTTATTTAAAAAATGTTATGCACAATAAATCCAAATAGTGCCCCAATAATGCCACCGACAATTCCACCAATTAATGATCTTTGTAAACTTGACATCTTAATCCCTTTCTACATTATCTGAGATACTTGGAAACTTAGCTTCACCTGGACCAACCCATTCACCTACCAAAAGATAGATATAGCACTCATCCATCCTATACTCGTAGTCAATATGCATAGGATCATTACCAACACTGTTGTCTAAATTGTCTAAAACCTTTTTTGCGCCCTCAATAAAGCTGTATATCCTATTTATTTGCATTGCAGGGAAGCTTTTAAGCTCAACTACTCTCATAACTCACCCCTCATATCCTCATGCCTAACGCCTCTGGCCAAAAGGCATGTATGCAGAACATACAAATTTAAAACATCAACGCCATATGCTCTTTTAATGTCTGATCTTATGAATTTCATAAAATCAACAGCGTCATCTGTGCTCTCAAAGCCGAGGGCTTTACCAGCAAGAAAAGCTTGTATAGGCTTAAATCTTTCTTCTAATTCCATTGTTAATCCCTTTCACAATAATGTTAACTTAATTCTTTATTACTGTATCGACCAACGGTGAGATTGTCAATATAAAAACTCAAAAAGATCAAAATAAATCTAGTCAATATATATATTTACAACACACTAATCTAGTCAACATATACATTTACAAAATTTTTTATTTTATCCCTTGACATGCCAAAGAGGATTTGGTAGTATCTAGTCTTAATCCCTTTTATCTATAGGGCTTGAATCAATGTTCGCACTGCTTTGATTCAAGCCCGTTTTTTATTTATCTGAAATGCAAAAATGCTCCATCAAATCATCAACAGCAATCACCATGAAGCCGTTGGCTTCGTACTGATTATCTTCTATCCACTTCTTCAAGTTTTCCTTCTTAGTGGTTTTGTTATTCCTTTTTCTCACCTTCCTATTGGCTTTTCTAATCTTCTCCTTCAATTTTTCCTTTAAAATGCCAATAGCTTTGTTTTTACTAACGTTGATTACATCATAAGTATGAGCTAGTTGGTGGCATCCACCACACAGAACTAACAAATCTTCTTCTGGACTTACGTCATACCAAGAGCCATACCAGATATGGTGTACCTGAAGTTTTGCTTTCTTTCCACAAACACAACACTTGAAATTAGCTAACTTTCTAGCTTCTGAGCTTTTCTCTTCCCAATCAGATGACCGTAAATACTGTTGGTATTTCTCTTTTAAACTTTTTGTATCTTCTTGTTTTATAGACACTTATGATTCCCTTCTAACTAAAAATTTAACCAAAAAGATTCCCCTCAAGTTACTCTAGCTATAAAAGCCCTACGGGCTTGGTTAGTATCTTGTAATTTTCTAGTTTTTGTTCACTATACTAAACTTTTATCTTTTCTTCTTAATGCCAGAGGTATTGTTTACTACTACAAGATTTTCTTATATTATCTCTAGTTTCTTTCTTTTATTATCTTTTCTTATCTAACGTGATTAAGTCATTTTATAAGGTATTTTATAGAGTATTTAAGATATTTAAGAGATATTTTCTGACCCCGTAGGGGTCTATAATTAATTAACTTTATTGATCAATGTGCATGTAATGCACTAATAATAAACAACTTAAAGAGTTTATGTTTTGAGGATTCTTTAAGCAATAGTGAAGGGAGTTAGGGCATGTCACTGCCCCATAATGTTAAAGATCTTTGAGTCTCCTTTGAAGTTTCAGATCAGTCATTAGCCTATTAACTTGCATTTCATGCACGCTTGAGTCAAACCTACCTAATAGAAAGAGTCAGATAAAATAGGATAAATATCTGGGATATGGTAGCCTAATCCATACCTCTTAATCGCGTTAGTGTCTACGAAGCCATACTCTTGCTGGCCAGGACTCATCCTGGGCTTTCATCTATTCAATTGTCTAAACTACTTAAAATATTTAAATTTAATCAATTATCAGCTTCACTCAGCTTTATGATTTATTTGTTGTTAAAGAATAAAAAAAGAGATCCAGGGTATGAAGACATAAAGTAAATAAGAAATGTCGCCTGGATCTCTTTGGCTACAACTATAATAACTAGTATTTACTTTATAAATCTTCATACTTTCATAATATTACAAATGAAAAATATGTCAAGAGAAATTTTTATTTTTTTTAATCCCAAGATTTCTCTTTACAAATCCTCAAGCCCAGTGTACATTAAACCCGATAGTTAACAATGATTGTTTTTAACAACTAAATAGAAAGGGATTAAAAATGTGGGTTTACATGTATCAAACACCGTCACAGCTTGGGATTAGGAACATTCAGACAGGCGAAACCAGGAGTTTTCCTTCATATGGATCTGATATAGTGAGTCATTATATATCAGGAACTTCATTGACAATTGAGACTGAAGAGGCTACTATTGTCTACGACATAGACAGCAGCTCCACTTTGGATTTCATCAGGAAGTATTAATATAAGTTATTAAAAACAAAGGAGTTACATCATGGGATGTGATATACACATGTATGTTGAAAAGAAAATAGGTACAAATAACAACGAATCTTGGTTTTGCATTGACGATTGGGGCCTTAATCCCTATTATAACGGTGGATCTGAACAAGATAAATTTGAGCATAGACCTGTTTATAGGTATAGAAATTATAGGTTGTTTTCTATTTTAGCTGATGTGAGAAATTACAGTGAGAATGGATGTATAGATGAGCCCAGAGGGCTCCCTGATGACGTGTCAGACGTTGTTAAAGAGGCAAACAATGAATGGGGGTGTGATGGTCACACTCACAGTTATTTCCTGCTCAGCGAGCTCCTAGAGTACCAAAAAGAGAATCCTGTGTGTAAATGCTCCGGTATGGTTTCACCTGAGCAAGCGGTAGACTTGGATGAGAAGAATATTAAACCAGATTCATGGTGTTTGAGTACAACAAATAAAACACATGTATACAGAGAATGGGAGATTGAAAGTCCTTTGAATTACCTTATTGATGTGGTTATCGAGTTTTTGGTAAGAACTTGGACAATTTATAGAAAAGAGGATGTTTCTAAAATTGCTGATAGAATCAGATTAGTTTTTTGGTTTGATAACTAAATCATTATAAACAAAGGGGTTACAAAAATGGAAATTAAAGGACAAATAACATTATTTTTTAATCAGGATGGACTGAGAATAGAGGTACGAGACAAGGAAGCTTGTACAACCTTTTTGAATGTAACACTTGATGTAGAAAGCACTTGCAAGGCTTTGTCTAGATTGGGTAATACTCCCTATGTGTGCTGCAAACCGAACTAAACTAAGCCACAGTAGCGGTGGGAAAATGAGCAATGAAAGAAGAGAAATGTTCCAGATGCAATAAAGTAAAACTGTGCAAGAACATAATCATCATTAAATTGCCAGGAGGAAAACTTATCAAACCAACACAAATGCCTTTTTGCAAAGACTGTGAACCTTTGGTAGGGGAAAATTAGCAATGAAAAAAAGAACATGTAATGGATGCAAGGCTCTTGATGATAGAGGAAAATCAAATTTTGTGTGTTGCTTGGGCTTTCTTATAAAATCAAAAAGTATAACTATCAAAGGATTAGGTACACTTTATGAGCCTATACCGGTTTCTGAATGCCCCAAGCCTAAGACAAATGCAGATTATTTTAAAGCTAAGAATGAGCCACAGTAGCGGCGTGGAATAAAAATGACCAATAAAACAAAAGACTTCTTGAACACAGATTTAACCATAGGTGACAGCGTTGTTTTCCCACATTTTGGATCTTTTGATGTGGGTACTATAGAGAAAATTGAAGAGGACAAGATACACATTAGCAGTAAATTAAGCAATAGATTTAATTTTAGTAAAAAAACAATAAAACTAGATAAAGACGTAATCAAGATACAAGCCGGTTCCATTGATGAAATTTGCAGTGTGTTCAGATATGATGATAAATTCCGTGAATTTGATAGGGACAAACAATGATTAAACTAAAACTTTCTGATTTTGAATGGATGCAATTAATAGACGGGGAGAGAGATGAATTGCCTGTATGTTGTACTGACGCCGCATTATTGAAAGATGTTATTGTGTCTATTGCTAGGCAAGGAGGAAAAATAAAGAGCTGGGAGCAGAAACGGTTAGAGGAGAGGATGCAGTGGTTTTTGGAAGGTCATAAAATTACAGAATTGCTGCAAAAAGTGTGTGATCAAGCTAATATAGATATTAAAGGAACTAAATAAAAGGAGTAAAAATGATTCCTACAGGATTCAGATGGGTTTCAAAAGAATGTTGTGATGTTTGCAAATATTGTAAAAAGATTGGGCAAGATCCACCAGAGCACAAATGCATAAAGCATGATCATTATTTGGGTGGATATCCATCAGATACCGTGTGCTTAGGTTTTGAGTGGAGTAAATACTGTAAGGAGTAATTATGCCATTTGTTAAATACCAACATATTGAGCGTTTTGGTACTGAAGAAGTTGAAGGTATCGAAGTTGGGGAATGTTATGTTTTCCCTAAAATAGACGGAACTTGTAGCGTTTTATTCTATGAAGATGGTAGGATACATGCTGGAAGCAGAAACAGGGAATTGTCTAGTGAAAGTGATAATGCAGGCTTTTACAAAGCCTTGTCCGATGATGATAGAATTTTAGAGTTTTATGACGTTCATAAAGATCTTATTCTATATGGTGAATTTCTTGTTCCACACAGCTTGAAGACATACAAAGACGCTGCATGGAGAAAATTCTATGTTTTTGATGTGTGCAGAATCGTCGATGACAAGCTGCACTATTTACCTTATACTGAGTATCAGCCTATATTGGAGGAATTTAGTATTGATTATATTCCACCACTTAGGATTATTAACAATCCAGACTACGACAAGCTGGTATCTTTGTTAGATCAAAACACCTTCCTCATCAAAGATGGAGAAGGTGCTGGTGAAGGGATTGTTATTAAGCGGTATGACTTTGTCAATAAATATGGACGGACCACTTGGGCAAAGATTGTAACCTCAGAGTTTAAAGAGAAACATGCTAAGGTCATGGGTGCGTCAAGACAAGAGGGTAAGGACTTGGTGGAAGAGAAGATTTGTGAAAAATTTGTAACCCAGGCTATGGTTGACAAAGTTCATGCTAATATTGTTAATGAAAAGGGATGGTCCAGCAAGGACATACCTAGACTTTTGGACACTGTGTTTCATGATTTGATTAAAGAAGAATCCTGGAACTTCTTGAAGGAGTTCAAATTTCCAAGTGTCAACTATAGGACACTGAGATCCTTTTGTTATTCAAAAGTTAAAACGTTGAAACAAGAATTGTTTTAGAGGAAATAAAATGAGAGTTTACTCGGATAAAAATAACGATGAATACAGTAAAAATCATTTACCTTTTTTGGGTTCCCACAGCATAATTGTAGGACAAAATAAGTTATATAAATGGGGCTTTTTGCAGCTTGAAGACGAAGAATGGAATGTTTGTGTAACATCCTGTGAAAATTGTTTTCAGCTTGCTGTGGGAATTCCAGAACAAAATAAACCGAAGTTTTGCCCCTACTGTGGGCTTCCCCTTAGAGTCAATAAGTCAGAAGACACAAACGATACATCTCAGGAAGAAACTCAGCCTGAACCAGATCCCCATGCTTGAAGTACTTTAGTTGTTCTTTTATTGTTGAAATATTAGAAACCTGGATGTCATAGTTAGACACTTTTCTTGTTTGTCTGATTATTTTTGTTATTGTCGAGGTTCCAAGGATGAGTTGAGTCTTGTTCTCTACCTTGCATCTGGTTCTAATATTCTTGGTTGTTCCCGTTTCATTGTTGGTGATGTGAATTGTTGCATATTCGTGCTTTTTCATGATTAATCCTTTCATCTAATTATTTCCAAGTATAGTATTTTATCGTCAAAAAGCAAGAGAAATGTTACCAAAATAGAAATATTTTTCTTGCTTTCTTTTTGGTTTTGGTGTACCATCCACAAAGTAATTAAGTTATACTTTCAAGGGATTTGATATGATTGTCTACCATGTTTGTTCTGCAAAAAAACTGAATAAGTACCTTAAAACCGGGCACATCGTGCCCCCCGTAAGAGCTTGGGAGAATTTAGAACAGGCTAACAGATTTTCAATAAGCACAGGTAGAAGAGTCATATTGCGCCTTAAATTTCCAAAAAATGCTGAGAAACTAGAGGGTCATTTTAACCAGGCAAGAGTTTTACATTGTAAATATAAATTAGAATCGTTTTAAAAAGGATTGAACTATGAATCGTAGAATCATCAAGAAGGTACTGAACAAAAAACATAAAGACTTCTGTGCATCAATTAAAGATGAAAAAGTTAGAGATCTTGTTGAGAAAAATTCTTTCATAACAGGGGGTAGTATTGTCTCTATGCTGCTCAACGAGCCAATATCAGACTTTGATTATTACTTCACAGATTTTGAGACAGTTAAAGCAGTTGCAGAATATTATGTTCATGAATTTATAGAACTAAAGTCGCAAAGAAACGATCCTTGCAAGATTGAGCCAGAAGTTTTGTATGAAACCAAAGACAATCAAAATAGAGTAAAAATTGGGATTAGATCCGTTGGTATTGCTGCAATTGGAGCTGATGATTCTGATTATGAATATTTTGAGCAAGGCCCAGAATCAAAGGGTATGGACTTTGTTGAAAAGCAGATGGATGCTTTAAATGATATGACAGATTCTGTAGAGGATGATTGAAAAGTTCCAGATTATTCTCCTGTGTTTATGTCAGACAACGCTATTACCTTATCTAGTAAAGTTCAGCTTGTCATTAGATTTTATGGTTCTCCAGAGGAAGTTCATAAGAACTATGATTTCACGCATTGTACTTGCTATTGGGTCGCCAAAGACGATGAATTGGTACTACCCCCAGAAGCATTAGAAAGTATTCTTACCAAAAATATTTGGTATCAGGGATCTCTATACCCTCTTTGTTCTATTATAAGAACAAGGAAATTTATCCAAAGAGGATGGCACATTAATGCTGGACAGTATTTGAAAATGTGCTTTCAGCTCTCTGAGCTGGATCTGTCCAATTTAGAGGTTTTGCAAGAGCAGCTTACCGGCGTAGACGCCGCTTATTTTATTGAAGTCATTGATAAGTGTAAAAATAAATTAGCAGCAGAACCAGATTTCAAGGTCACTATGCCATACCTGTGTACCATCGTTGATAAAATTTTTGGATAAAGGAAAAATAAATGAATTTCAAATTAACTGACAAAGAATATACAGATTTTTTCTATGAGGCACTTGAATCAGTGACTAAATTTCACTTCGCCTTTGATCTGGCCATCGGCCAGGATATAGGCTTTGAGCTATATTGTTTGCGGTCTTCATTGATTAATGAAGAGAAGGCAGAGTTTGATGCTGCTATGTCTAAAGGATCAAAGATAGACATACTGGATGCTTTGTGTGATCTATTGTATGTTCTTGATGGCGCTTTTGTCAGTAGCAAAGCCAGTAAATATTCGCCTTATATACTAAAGTGGAAAGGTTATTTTGAAGAGCATGGCAGCAAAGATTGTGTCTTTTCTCTACAGGATAATTTATGCTCATTCTTGGATGAGCTATTAACCCCAGAAAAATCCTTTGATCTTTTTGAGAGTCTATGCACTTGTTATTCTATCATCATGAATACAGCAACAAGGTTTGAGCTTCCAATGGTAGAAGGTTTTAGGCTTGTACATCAAAATAATATGTCAAAATTAGGGGAAGACGGAAAACCAGTAAGAAACGATTACGGAAAGATCATCAAGCCATCAGGCTATAAGCCTGTAGACTTGAGTGTTTTGTTCTAAGAAGAAAGGATTAAACAATGCATACACAAGATATTGAATCGTTTTTGATAAAGGATGGATGGGAGTATATCGAAGATCCATTTGAAAAGGAATCTAAACCCTATTACAAATTCTTTGATACCCCAACAAAATGTAAGCACAACCATGACAAGCCTGGAGTTAAGATTTGTATTAAGTTATGTGGAAATATATATCAAATGCACCTAGGAGGACAGCTTCAAGACGGTACTTGGATAAAGCTGTTTCACTGGGTAATACCATTAAATCTTGAAGAGGGTTTGCAACTAATTCCAAGGCTGCTTGCAACGTGGGAGTTTGTTGCAAATTATAAGGAGAGTTAGACATGCCAGATATTAGTATGTGCAGGAATAAAGAGTGTCCTCTTAGAAGTAAGTGCTACAGATTTTTAGCTACGCCGTCTTTTTGGCAAGCATACATTGATGCAAAACCAATCACCAAGGAGGATGGTACTGTGGTGTGTGAGCATTTCTACAAAGCTGATATTAGTAAGTAAAGGATTTGCATAATGAAAGAAGAAAAGAAAATATTTTATGACACCGCTGAAGCAGCACAGTATAAAGAAATCACCCTAAAAGGGTGGTGGTCAGGATCAAGTACCTACCACAAAAAATCTGTGTTCTGGGGAGAAGATGAGCATATGGCGCGATGGGATGGGTGCACCCATCTCAAGTGTGCGTGCGGTAAAGAACATTCCAAACATTACACTTGCTGTGATGATTGTCGAAAGGTGCATACAAGAGAAAGATATGAAAAACTTCAATTAGTTGAGTGGGATGGTGTAACACCAATAACCACGTTCGACGACGATAAATATTTTTTCAGTGAGGATGATTTACTTGATTACATTTACAACGAAAATGTAGATCAAGAGGATCTTATGCTGGTTTTGTGCAAACCAAATTATGCTGAAAATCTAGAAATAGATAGATGGGAAGATGATCTTCCAGAAGATTCTGAGGGACCAGATTGGTTGATTGAGGCTATTGATGCCTTTAATAAAGCAATCAAAGATAAGGGGCCTTTGTCTTGGGGAGCAAGTAATAAGCGGATAAACTATAAGCTGCCTGATAATTTTAAATATGAGGATGAAGAAGGATAATTAATAAAAGTTTGGGAAATTTGAAAGGCTCAGTGTCGGAATTAGCTTACGAGAGAGATTTAAAATCTCTTGCCCTTAAACAGGGCGTGTGGGTGCAAGTCCCACCTGAGCCATTATTTTAGAAAGGTTTTAAAAATGATTTCTACAAAAGGAAACACTCGTCAGCAGTATTTTTTCACTGCTGACGAGCACTGAATTATGGGCATTCAGGGATCATCGAGTACTGTAATCGTCCATTCTCCTCTATAGAGGAAATGGACGAGGAAATAATTAGACGACACAATGAGGTTGTTACTTACAGAGACACCGTTGTTCATGTTGGAGATTTTACACTAAAGAAGAGTAAAAGAACAGCCGGGGATTATGTTAAAAGATTATGTGGAAATCATATATTCCTAAAAGGATCTCATGACTACTGGTTGGGTAAAAACCACCCTTTACAGATTTGGGAAAAACAAATAGGAGATGTTTATATTGTAGCGTGCCACTATGCGATGCGTACATGGGCAAGATCACATTACAATTCATGGCAACTTTTTGGACATTCACATGGAAAATTACGCCCAATTGGAAAATCTTGGGATATTGGAGTTGACAACAACAACTTCTATCCAGTATGCTTTGATGAGCTTGTGGAAATAATGGAAACTAGGGAAGATAATTTTAATCTGGTCAAGAAGGGATACTAAAATGCAATTTTACATCATTCACCCAGATCCAGAAACGTCTGCTAGAAATCTCCCAGATTATGCTTTAAAGCGAGTCAACATCCGAGAGGGTTATCAAATACTGTCGGACATAGGCCATATTCTTGGTATACACTGGGAAGGGCAAAACAAGCTCTATTCTGCAAGTCATGCCTTGACTAGGCATTTTTGCAGTGATCCTAACATTCTCAAGGAGTTTTTACGTAATTACACTCAATGTTGTATGGAGTATGAAAGAAGATACAAAAAAAGTCATAAGTACATTGACTTATTTTATAGCAACTACGATTATATTTTGACCTTGCCAAGATTATGTTATAAGTCCAAATACGAAAGCACTTTGAAATATTTGCTAGAAGAAAAAACCAGTAAACTGAGTGAAGTAGATAAATTAACACTAAATAAATTTCTGGAAGTAAAAAATGATACTGCTAAGACAAAGTCATGAAATTCTGGACATCACAAACGAGCCTACAAGGCTCATTGAGAGAGCAGCTAGAACATGTTATAAAAGTGAGCATCTCATATGCGAAGGATCAGATTTAGATTTAATAAAGAAATTAATTAAAAGAGGCCATGAGGCAATGCTTGAATTTGCCAACATGACCGTTGAATTTGTTACAGACAGGGCCATATCGAATGAGCTCACCAGACACAGAATTTGCTCGTTTGCCCAAAGCAGTACTCGCTATATAAAGTACTCGGACCATGTGCCTTTCATAATTCCAGAGGAATATGAGGCTATATTGGCAGGCATTTATGGTCCTTTTGATGAGTTTTTTTACCAGAAATTTGATTATCTATCCTCAGATGAACATCTATATTTATGGAATTATAAACAACTTGAAGACATTTACACATCTGCTCTGAAAATGGGTTATTCAGCCCAACGGGCTAGAGATGCCTTACCTTTGAGTACGGCCACCACTTTGGTTGCCTCTGCCAACTTTAGAGAATGGAGACACATTTTTAAATTAAGATGTAGTAAAAAAGCCCATCCAAGAATGAGGGCTTTGATGATTCCTTTGGTCAAGGAATGTCAGGAAAAAATTCCTTTGATTTTTGACGACATTAAGGTAGACTGTACAACATGAGTGAAAAATGCACAGAATGTGGACTAAAAAAGCCTGACCATCGTTGCACAAAGTGCAGAGCATGGTACTGCAAAAGCTGTTGTGTTGGTCTTTCTGGCATTTGCATTTGCGCTCCAAGCACTATAGTTTCTTTGAGTGAGTACAGAAAAACCAGAAAAAAGTAAAGAGGTTGAAATGGAAGAACGGGATATCCCAAAATTTGAGGATTTAAAAGACAGACAAAATTTTATTTTTAGTGATAAAAAACCTTTTAAGGAGTCTTCAGAGAATACCACCTTAAAAGGTATGTCAGAAAAAGAGGCTGAGACCATTTTAGAGAGTTTTAGGGGGGACTATGATGATCCCCCCTGTCAGAGCCCTAGTATAAAAGACAAAAGTAACAAAGAGAAAACTAACAAGATGGTTAAAGAAGCCGTATCAAGAGGTTTGAATTCACTTTTAACTGTTTTGGATGCAGATGGTGCCAGTAAAACAGTTGGTGATAGTACAATATCCAAGGAAAAGCTGTGCGGCCAAGAATACATTGGAACTCTCAAGGTAGAGCCTAAAGAGAGCTTCCCTGGAGGAGCCACCAGAAGCGATTCTAGGGGCAAAGGCAGGTTTGACCTCATACCCTATGGGCCTCTCAAAAGATTGGCTCTACGGTATGAATATGGGGCTGTACAGCACGGTGACAATAACTGGAGGAAGGGTCAGCCCAAATCACGCATATTTGCTGCTATGATCAGACATGCGTACCAGTGGCTTGCTGGGTATAGGGATGAAGACCATTTAGCCGCTGTTGCTTGGAATGTTTTTGCTTTGATGTATTTTGAGGAAAAAGATAATGATTGATCATATTGGACCAAGTAGAATACCTTTCACAGAACAATTAACCTCAGATGATGTTAAGCTTGTTCCTTTAGAATTAAGAGAAACAACCATAGATGGTGGTGTACAAACTGCTGTATCTGCAATGCCTACGGCATTACCTACTATGGCTTTAGATTTGATTTCTAAAGTTATGGCCGAAGGCATGGAAAAATACCCCAGACATGAGGATGGAACTTTAAACTGGTACAAAATTTCCAGCATGTCAAACTTTGACCACTCTATCTCACACTTTTTTAATTTTATAACTAAAATAAATAATCCTGGAATAGAAATAAATGAGCTCGAAGAGCTCAGTCATTTTGTGGCTAGAGCCTTAATGGGTCTAGAGCAATATTTGAGGGGAAAATAATGAATGATTTACAAGAAGAACACGAAGATAGTTTTATTTCATACACTCTACACATTAATGGTGTAGATATTCCTTTAACCAAAGATAAGTTAGAAAATTTATATAAAGAATTAAAAAATATATTTGAAAAAGATACTATTTATTATCCAATTACATCACCATATTATCCTGTAACACCTGTACCATATCTAGATCCAACCTATATTAGTGATCCGGTCCCGCAGGGACCAATTATCACCTGTCAAAATAATGACTCCCCACCTTCTTCTTAGAAAGAGTTTTTATGAGAGATTTATGTTTCCTTGATATGGATGGTGTGCTAGTCAATTTCATTGACGCTGCACACAAATTACACAATCAAAGAACATTACTCCCTGATTGGCCATATGAAAAGGGAGAAAAGAGCTTTGATGTAACCGAACGACTGGGCATATCTGTCTCTGACTTCTTTGCCCCTATGGGATTTTCCTTTTGGAAAAATCTCGAATGGTTTGATTTTGGAGACTCCCCCCTCTTTAATGGCAAGCTTCTTCTTGAATCTTGTGAATCTTTGTATGGTGTTGAGAACATTTGCATCTTGACATCACCATGCTTAACCCCTGGTTGTGTTGAGGGCAAACGTGCTTGGATAGACAAGCATATGCCCAAATACAAAAAGCAGGTTTTGTTTGGATCAGCCAAACATTACTGCGCTCATAAAAACGCTATACTATATGATGACAAAGAATCTAATGTAAGTAAATTCAAGGGGTGGGGCGGTAAGGCATCGTTGATGCCTAGGCCCTGGAATAGTAATTTCAAAGTGTGGGATGAAAAACTATGCCCGACAAAATAAATAGCATGTTTTTCATAGTATCAGGTTGCTTAATTTGGCTAAATGTTATAAAACTGTACAAAGACAAGCACGTTCTTGGCGTTAATTTGTTGGCAGTTATGCCCATAGTTTTATGGGGATTTTGGAATATTTATTATTTACAATATCTAAATCAGACCTTTAGCTTCTGGGCTAATATCAATGTTTTAGTTCCAAACACTATTTGGTTTTGTCAACTAGTTTATTACAGAAAGAGGTACAAAAATGGAAATTTTGATTAACAAAAAGTATAGACTCACCTCAGATTCATACAACTACATGCTAGAGAAATCTTTCACAGCAGGTGATAAATCCAAGAAGGCGGGTGAGATAGGATGGAAGACCATTGGGTATTATTCCACTATCAGCGCAGCCCTGAAAGGGCTATTGGATAAGGTGTGTAAAAGCTCAAAGGCAAAGTCTATTGAGGATTTAGAGAGGCTAGTTTCAAGCGTTAAGTCTGATATTGATAAAGTGTTGTCTTCAAAAGGTTTATAAAAATTTAATGAAACCAAAAACCATCTATGATCCAACCTTTAAGGTGACTTTTAGGATTTGCTATGGCTGGTCAGAAAAGGACTTTAAAGCTGCTTTAAAGAAACATGGGTACAAGGATGAGGATGAGCTTTATGAGGGCAAAGCCATTATTTTTGATAGAATGATTTGGATATGGACAAGAAGGCGTAGCCTTCCTGAGTACGTTCATGAGATAGTTCATGCAGTGATTTTCATACTGATAGACAGGGGGATAACTTTATCAGATGATTCAGATGAACTGTTTGCGTATCTCGTAGAGATGCTTTTTAGAGAAGGCAGGAAGAAATAACAATAGAAGGTACAATATTATGCTTAGTTATGAACACGATATTAAAGATTCATTTTATGAACTTTCTGATGATGAAAAAGATATTGTAATGCAAGTAGCTGCAAATTTCCATTATCGGAACGGGGTCAAGCACCCCGATGGTAGTCTAGGAGAGATTAGAATCACTAATCGTCAGCTTACCGACTGTTTTGCATATATGTTTATTATGAAATCTTGACAAAAATAAAACTAATCGTCATAGTTCAAGGGCACCACTCGTTGTGGTGCCCTACTTTTTTGATTTTAAGTCTTAACTAGTCTTCTAAACTCTCTTGACGCCTGATGATGTGTAATGATAGGATTCTTTACACTTTTCATACTGTCAAAAATTTGACAATATTGCTCTGGTAGTCTGAAATACTTACCCTCTACAACTTTTTCAAGATGTTTTTGATCCCATATCTTGGGAAATTTTTGACATTCATCTTTCCATTTGTTTAGAATATCCAACACAAATTCATTGTTTTTGAAAAACAGTGTACCACTTAGCATTTCAAAGTTGTTTGTTTTTCCGTAATATTTCTTCCAGCTAAACTCAAAAGCCGCTATATCACAGTCTAGAATAGTAAACAAGCCTGGATAGGCATTTAAGGAAGCATCACAATCAACCCATACAATGTTGTAATCCGGAAACTTCTTACACATTTTTATGATAAATGATGGCTTGTAGCTGGTATTTAACTCCCAGCTACCTAAAGATTTTATTCCCTCAACATGAAAATTTACTTTGTGTTTTTTTAGTGACTTTATTAAGCCAGAGGCATACTTTTCATACAAAGAATCCTTTGTGTAGTAACTTACCAGTATCCAAGGTGTTAGGATCATATTTTGCGAAGCCAGTACTGAAGGAGATCTTTCAAAGTGTCTTCAATATCAATTGATGCTTCCCATCCTGTATCTTTTTTCAATTTAGAAGAATCACCTATCTGAACAGCTATGTCTATGGGTCTATAAAATGGAGCATAGATTTGCTGAACTACATCATCTAATCCGGAATGTTTTATGAGAATATCTGTGAAATGCTGCATTTTATGCACAGTATCACCACAGACATTGTAAACTCCGCTTGCTCTTTTATACATCAAAAGCCTATAAGCATTTACACAGTCCTTAACATCCATGACAACACGTTCTGTTTGAAGGTTTCCAATGTTAAGTATGTTATCTTTAGTCATGCCTTTCATCATTTTAGCTATTTGAAAAGCATCGGAAGATATAGAGAAGTTTTTACCTCTTCTTGGCCCTGTATGAGAAAACGCTCTTGTTATGAATCCATTCATTTTATTATTTTGTATTCTTTCTTGAACATAAAGATCCATTGCAGCTTTGCTAGCACCATAAGGATTGCAGGGTTTTAGATTCAAAGTCTCTTCCAGCACCCCTATGTCTTTGCCTTGATCCCCATAAACTTCGGATGTGGAGCAAAAGTGAAAAATACAATCAGATGATTGATGATTTCTCATGGACTCTATTAAGTTAATAGTTCCCATGACATTAGTTTCATAGGTAGCTTGTGGAAATTTAAAGGATGTTGGTGGGTGACTCTGTGCAGCTAAATGAAAAACACCATCAAAAGTATTGTCTTTAAATATTTTGTCTATGCCTAGGGCATCCACAAGATCCGAATATACCCAATTAATTTTAGATAACTCATCCTCAGTCATAATATCTAAAAGGTCAGTTTCTCTACCATTACTGTGTCTGACTAATCCAAAAACTGTGTGTCCATCTTGCATTAATTGCTGTGCCAAATGTGGTCCAGCAAAACCTGTTATACCAGTTACTAAAAAATTCATAATATTGTCTTTATACCTTTCTTGCAGTTACTCTAAAGTCTCGTTCTGGATGATTGTGTGTTATGCCATCACCAATACTTATTATTTTGAAATTTGATTGCCTAAGTATCTCAGCGGTAGTATTGCCTGTGTATCCCCAGTGATGAGACCATTCAGGTCCAAAATTAAACTCATCACCGTATATCTCAGATATTGTTTGTTTTAGTATTTTGTTGAATTCGTCGTTAGAAGCATTTAAAAGAGATTTACTACTGTTCGTAATTATCTTGAATATGTCTGGTGCTTCAACTATCAAAGTTCCACCATCAACCATAAGATTGTGAATTATATTAAGTATTTTTTTGATGTTGCTGGGATATATATGCTCTATAACATGTGAAAATAAGACTCCCTCAAAAGCATTTCTTAATCCTATATCATTCAACTGATCTATGTTACAAACTATATCTGCTCTTAATTTTTCATCAGAATTAGACATTATATCAAAATTGATATGGTCTTTTAAAAACATGTGTCCACTTCCAAAATTAAGCTTTGGATTTTGTAAACACAGCATTTTTCTACTGGGATCTTCAAAAGATTCACATATTTTAAGTAGTTTTAAATTCATCTGATTAAACTCTCAGCTATAGTTTTTACTGTATCAAGTGACAACTCATTCCAGCATTTAAAATTATTTTTGCAAGGACTAAGATTGAAGCAGTGATGACAATCAGTTCTTGTTGTTACATTCATATGAAAACTATACCCGGTCCATATAGGGTCTGAAAAACCACCGAATAGTACTAGAGCTTTTTTATTTAGTCCAGCGCATAAATGAGATATGCCCCCTTCTCCACACACAACTAAATCACATCCTGATAGATAGTCCATAAGGTCATATAGATATGTCTTATTATCAAAATGTGGAATCCTCTCAAAGCCTTCCATATCTGCAAGCGTATCAAAATGCGGCCACACTCTTTTAGAGTGGTAATTCCTTTTATGTTCACACTGAACAGCTATCCTGGTTTTTTTTACTGTCTTAGGCTTATAGTAAATTTCAGGCTTAACTTGCGGTAGATTTGTCTTTAGATTATATGCTTTACAAATAATTTCCCAGTCTGTTAAGATATGATGTTTAACGGGGTGAACGCCCCCATCTGGGGCGGGATACCCAAGAAACACACCTTCATTATTACCCCCAACCTTATCAACATAAGGATTATCTCTAACTACTTCCGCACGATTTGTATTAACAGTTATAAAACAATCAGGATAAGACTCTTTGATAACTTTAAAGGATGGAGTAGCAAATAGCATGTCCCCTATACCATTAAACGACTTAACTATTATTTCTTGCCCCATTCTACCTCCCTATTGCCTCCTTCACAAAGAAAGCTCAAGCTCTCTTTATTTTTGTACTCATCTTCATAATTTTTATATTGAGAATAATAAGCAAACAAAGAATTATTTGGTTGTATTGCTATGCCCAACTCATGTGCAAGTACTGATCCAACAACCATATCATGTCTATGTCCACAGACTCTTGAGTCTTTAGACACTACATTATTTTTGTTATCCCAACTGCCTTTAAAGGCTGTTCCTTTTTCTGCTTCCCTCAAAAAAGAGTTAAAGAATATATTTGTTCTCTCTTCTCTAAAGTCGTACCCTTGAAAGCCTCCTGAGAACATACACACGTCCCACATGTCTTCTCTCTCAACGCCTAGGTGCTTCAAGGAGGCGTCTGAGCTCCATTGGGCCACTGGATACCCAGAGTTCTGAAGTAACACGCTGTGGGCCTCCACAAGATCAAAAATGGTACTTGTAGATTTGATCAGCCAAAAAGATGAATCCACCCATATAACTTTTTCATACCCTATAGATCTAGCCTCCTCAATAGCATACAGTTTGAAGGCATAGGGTACTTTTGAATGTTCTGGGCTCTTCAATGTTATTTCATTAAAAAGTAAAACATCAATTTCTGGGCTGTAAAATTTAATAGTTTTATGCAGCCTCTTTTGTGCGTCAGGATACCAAGCGTTTGAGGTGGCATAGTTGACAATGCAATTTTTCATATCATCTCCACAAATGTCCAATCGTCTTTACAAGAGTCAAACGGTTTAAACTCTGTATGTTTTGGCAGACAAAATTCTTCAAACCAATTTATTTTGGAACATCTGTCATAATTATAATTGTGTTGTACTACACAGGTATCACATTTAACATCAGGCGAAAAAAATGATTTAGGAAATGTGCTTAAAGATAGATCGTAATAATTACTTGCTATTTTTAAAGCACAATTTAGGGCGGGCATTTCTCTGCCAGATCCTAGGGCTTTCCACAGGTCAAACCATTTTTTAAACATTTTAATAACAGCATCATTTTTCTTAAAAAGTAAGATACCACCATTATATATTTTTACAGGTAATTTAACACCAGCTTCAACAAAAGCTTTTTTGTAAATGTTGGGTATTTTCTCGTTCTTCTTCCAAGCACAGAAAAAATTTACCATGATATCAGAAGTTTTAAGCATATTAAATATTTCATCAACTCCATTATTTTTTATTACACTATCACAGTCTATGTACAGTGTTTCATCGTATGGAGTATATTCATAAAGATGAAGTTTTACAAAACGATTTTGATCTTGTGAAAGATATTCTCTAATGATATTGACATTGCTATTTTTTAACCAAAGAGGGTCTTGTTTTTCCTCAGAAATATTAGTTATTACAGTTATGGGTAAATTCGTATATTTTCTGGAAAATAGCATTGTGTGTGCTGCTAATCTCTCGTACTCTTCTCCAAAAGCTACAGTTATTATACCCTTTGTCACACTCATTTTTAACGCTCCAAAAACATATTTTCACCATTATGTTTGTTGCAAGAAAAGCCTAAATTTTTTGCTATTTCAAGTATTGGTCCATAGTTATTTTGTTTATCGTGATATTCAATACATATGGCTGTGCAGGTGCTTAAATCATCTGGTTTGAACTGTTTAAATACTTCTAGATTTACACCCTCAACGTCAATATTGATGAAGTCAAAATTAGTACCAACTGTGGAAAGAAGCTCTTCAACCGTAATAGTTTTCATCAAAAGTTTTTGATATGGTATCTGATTGTTAGTTACCCACAGATTTTTGTGATCAATGTCATAAGTTGAAATTGCATCTCCATTTGAATCCCAGAATTCTATGATTCTAGACTGAGTATCAATTGCAGCATTTACAATAAGCGCATTGTCTCGATCTTTGTAGTGGTTCATCAAACCCTTTATTACAGATGGTGACGGTTCAACAAGAACGCCTCCCCATCCTAACAATGACAAAGCCCAAGTGTTACTCATGCTTTTTCCGTCGTATGCACCAATATCTAGAAAATTACCTATCTTTCCTTTGAAGTGTTCTAAAATCCACTGTTCTTCTTTGTTTTGTGAGTACATAATTTTAATCTTTCTATTTAGGGAATCCCAAGGCTTTTCGGTTGTTATATGTTTTACAATCAGCATCATTGTCTCTAGAGTTTTTCTTGTACAGGTCATCCTCAGACCCAGGACCACCATGCCATTTATGCTGAATTATAACTTTAGGGTTGTAGTAATGCTTTTTCAAAGCTCTTACAACCTCTGTGAATTCATTGTCACAGTAAAAACTTTTGTAGTCTGGGTGATACATATACCCAAAATATTCGTACAGTTTTCTACCCATTATTGACAAGGTGATAGTGTTGTCTTTTCCAAACAGCCCATCGTTGTAGTGGAGAGCTCCGTCTGTATCAGGGAAATTAGCTTTCATATCACTTACAATTACTTTGTCAAACTCTGGAACAATAGGTATCATATCGTCTGAAACCAGAACAATGATATCCCATTTAGTGTCTAGGCTTATATCTGCGTTACACGCAGCTATTTTACTAGGTGAGTTTCCAAAGAAGTAGGAAAGCTTAGGGAAAGTTTTTAGCTGGGCAATCATATCTCTATTGTTCATCGTTTTGTCATCGTGATCTAGTGTTATGACAAACTCAAAATCACAAGTGGGACTCAACATTTTATAGTAGGTTTTAAGGGTTTGAAGAAACCACTCTGGACGACTTCTGGTTGGGTACTTAAAAAGAATTTTCACAGGTTAGCTCGCATAATAATAGTATAGAACATTTTTTATTTTAACTTCGGTTTTAAGTAAAGGAAGTAGGGCTTCTGAATAAACACGGTCTTCACCAATTGTTATGTTTGGAAACCCTACAGAACAAGCAATATCTTTTTTTATAGCATTTAGATGGTTTGGAGATCTGTAATAAACATTGTTTTCAAGATACCAACTTTTGTAATCTATAGAATGTTTAAACAGCCTTTTTATTCTCCTGTACCCATTGCTGTGCTTCTCAGATAACTCTATCTCACCAACTAAACTGCAACAGTCAGGTGAGTACTTTATAGCCTCTAAAACGTCTTTTACATAAGTAGGGCTAACAAGATCATCGTCATCTATGAAAGCTATGTAGTCCCCCTTAGCTCTTTCCAGAAGTATATTTCTTTTCTTACCAGTCGGTATTGTTTTGTTGTCGCAACAATACAAAACTTCAACCTCTGAGGTTAGTTGCGGGAGAAGAACTTTCTTGAGCCTATCCAGTGAGAGAGCTCTCTCTTGCAGTGTACACACAAGTAGAGATAATTTCATGAGATATGATTCCTCACATCTTTAGGCTTCCTGAAGCTCTAAAGAATGGCTTCCCATAGCATTTTCTGTGTTTCTGACTAGTTTCATAAGCTCGCCCACTTGTGTTGCTTCAACACTAAATTTTTGTGTGTCGCCATAATCGTCACAATCATGTGTAACGGGGAATTCCAACATGCCTATGTTTTGAGACACAATTGCAGGAATGTATTTAATAGGCTTTGCTCCAAGGGAATACCCAATGAAAGCACCAGCGGATGAATATTTATATTTCAAGGTTTGAATTCTTCTGATGTTGATATTATTAGATGAGCAGGTGTTGCTTCCAGGAGAAGCCAAAATACCAGCAATGGTATCTGTAAAATAATAAACTACATTGTCAAGATCGTTTTCTGGTGTGGAGCCAGTATTAAGAACTACAGGGGTTCCTAAGTTTGCACAAGCCTTAATGTAGTCTAAATCACAAAAAAGATCTGATGGTATTCTTAGGTAAGGAACATGGTACTTTTCAACTAACATCTTTGCTGATTGAATATCCCACGGTGTGGATGTCCATTCAATGTTATAGTTTTGACAGGCTTCATTTATCTCGTCGTAGTCACACTCTTCCAGCTCAAGTGCTTCTACTTCATCCCTGAGTGTTTCACCCCACATGCTTTTTTTAGATGAATCTAGGGCAGTTTTACTATAGAATGTATCTACGTTCTTTGTGTGAAACTTGATAATATCAACTTTGTGCTTTGCCAAAATCTCGATCATGGCTAACACATTATCAATCTCCCCATTGTGATTGACTCCATAATCAGCTACTACTTTACAGTTCATGTTTTACTCCTTGTAAATATTTAATTAAAAACACTGAAACTTTAAAGTGAATATTCTAGACATTTTTTTATTAAAGTCAAGTATTTTTAATGATTTTTAATCTCACCGATAGTTTGAAACCCTCAAAATATTGAATTTGTCCTTCTCCAGGTAATCTCTAGTAGCTAATGCCAAATCTATATCAGTTTTACCTATGGTATTCATTGCCAGTAAGGTAGCTTTTGTGATATCCTCTTTGGTGTTCCAAGCCACTGTACAGGGCAAGTCAGGGTTATTGTGTACAGAATAAATACCTAATTGCCCTAACTCAAGTACAGTATTAGATAGACCATCATGCTTAGTTAGGCGATAGCCTAGGAAGCATCGTTTATAGACATCAAACATTTCCTGATGTTGTACATCTTGTGAATTTGCAGTAATGAATTCTATATCTGGGAAATCCGATGATATTTCCTTTACCATCTTTTTATTATAGATTTCAGGACGCTGCATTATGCCATAAGAATATACACATTTACCCTTGTTAATGACTGGGTAAATTATGCTGGTTGGGGTGAATTTCTGTCTAACATATTTAAGTTTTAGAATGTCTAGATCTTCAGCTATCCAATGTGATACAGCTACACTAATTATATTCTTCTTCCTAAGTCTTGGGACCATATAGGAATTAATTGTGTGCAGTAATGCAGCATCCATACCTCCCCAAATAACAACAGCAAGACCCTTATGAGACTCTATCATTCTCAAAGAGGTTTCAGAGTAACAACCAAAAAATATAGACGGTTTTGTTGTATTTTTATAGTTGTTTAGTTGATATTTTTTTAGGACTCTGTCCTTAAAGTGTGTAAGGCATGGAGACACAAATATCTGATCAATTATCATTGAAACTCATTTTAAAATAAAAAGTAATTTTGGACAAAGTATATATTTTAATTACAAAATGTCAATACTAATTTTTGGAAAAACTTCAAGAGCGGAATTTTTATTTAGATTATATATTTCTATGTCTGTTGATTTAATTAAATCAGAGACAGTTTCAAAACACTTGATAAATTCGTTCAATTTTCTCTTTGTTTGGCTTGGTTCTTGTCTAAAGTATCCACTGTGCCAGTGGGTTTTTTCGTTTTTGTCGTCAATGGACAAATCAAACCCCAAAAGGTGTATAATGTTAAAACCAAGGGCGATAGCGAGCATAATTGCGCCAGAACCAGAGTTGCTTGTGCTGTATATTCCATTTTTTATATCTCTTGATAAAGTAGGTTTTATTATAGATTTTAGGGCTATTACTTCTTTGCTAAACACAAGGTCTCTATGAGACCGTATTGTGTATTTAGTTCCTGAAAAATTTCTCCAGGCTTGTCTCATTGCTTTAATGTCTTTTTCATCCGATGGAGTGTCTGATGTGCAGTTGGTGTAAATACCTATATCCATGAAATACATGGTATCCACATAAGGTAATAGAATAGACTTATTCACACCAATGGTGTGATAGTCTTTCCAGAGTTCAGGGGAAACATATTGTAAAGACGGGCCTCCCCCCAAGATGACGCACGGTCTATTTCTATGGGAACTAGAGAGGCCCTGATTTGAAACAACGCTTATTTTATTAGGCAGATTCCTGGTTATTTTAACTATTTTTCTATCTGGATATCCCATTATTGTTTAACAAGATCACCGGTTCCAAAAGGCATCCAATAAATTACCAAAGAAGATGAGTTTTGGGTAATTTTAATATAGTCACCATTCTTTATAAGTCCAGAAGCTGCGCCAGTTGCTTTAGCATAACCTCCGGCTTCATAAAAACCTCCTAAGAAAGTTACAGGAGGATTAGATGAATCAGAATATAATAGAAGATAAGTGGTTGCACTGGTTGTTGCAGCAATTAAGTAGCCATCACATTGTGCTTGGTATACAGAATTTTGTGTTAAGGTATTGCCTAAAGAGTCAGTGGTTGTTCTAGTTCCAAATCCGGGCCACTGTATGCTGGAAGCAACAGCAATTTTACCCGTACTTGTATTTGTTGTAATTGTAGACTCATCAGGAAAAACCGGCTTGTGTACTAAGCTTCTCCCATCTGTAATATCACTCTTTGTAATAATCTTCCCTACGGGAAGAACTATAATTGCCAAAATTGCTTTAGCATTATACGTTGTTGCTGTGGCTGAATGTGCTACAGCGCCTGTATCACTTATATAGATATAAATTGACTGACCTGCTGTGTATCCAGAAAGATCAACATATTGCCAGGGCACTGCTACTATGCCAGAGGCAACGGCAGCAACGCCCGGATTAACCACTACCCTTGAGCTATTTACATAAGTAGGGGTAACTTTTAGTTGGTATTTGTAATGCTCTGGAATGCTTCTACTTGCTTGACTGAAGCTTACTGGAGTTGCGCCACTATATGTCATCTCACCAAGCAAAATGTCATTAGCTGCAACGGACGAAGTGGCTAACAAATCCATGTAGTCATCTGAAGCATTTCCTGTATACTCCCATCTTAGAACAAGGTATTTGTTTGTAGAGTCTAAGGCTACGTTTACACTGTCTGCTGTCTGTACACGAACCTGATAGGTTCCATCAGATATTTCACAAATAAGAGGGCCTATTGTAACGGTATTACTGGGAATTGAGGTTGACACCTCACCACCCTCATAAATACCAGTGGGTCTTGTTTTGTAATGTCTCAGATTAACCAGACCACTTCTTACAGCATCCAAATATTTCAAACTAACAGTTTGCGTTCCAACATCTGCTGGCATAATAAACTCCTACCAATTAAACGGTTCTGTTGACCGTAATAATGAACTTTAAAATTTCGTCTGTACCTGTGTATATATCAGGAAAAGTTACACCTATCATTAACTCTTCACCTACTGCTGTGTAATATAAGCCTAGAAGGTTTGCTCCAGAAGTTAAAATAGTATTTTTAGGTATTAAAACTTCATAAATACATCTATCTTCATAGATTGTAACACTGTCAATTGTTCCAGTAGCTTGGACAGGAAACACAGAGTATGGTCCTGCTCCGCTTAAATCCATATAGGTAGAACCACCAGTCCCTAGTTTCCAGTCTGTTATATTGTTGATGAAACTTTCTGTATCCAAATCAAAAGTTTCTACTGGAGTGTCATCAAAGTATTTCAAATCCGGTGAGCTTAAACCATCACCGTCGAAAAATGTGTTTGAGTATTGCCACGTCCCAATGATCCTACATGAAACATTGTTGCTTGTGTTTGTGCTTACAGCTAAATCTTCTGAGCATCCTGTGCTGATCTGTAAATAATATGATGGTACTGTATTTACGGGTCTAGTTTTTTCTATTAGTGTAGCAACGTTTGTAAATAATCCAGGTCTCCACAAATGATCAGGGTAGACAATGCCAGAGTAGGTTTCTGCTGGATAGTATTTGTCTAAAAGTGCAGCCATTCCAAAATGGGGAGACTTGTAGTAGGTGCTATCAAGCCCCGGTGGATTCTCTCCCTCATCACCGACAAACCAATCCTGCTCTACAAAAGTAGAGTAGTCATTAGTATACAAGTCATAGATAGTTAAATTCAGATCTGTCAATAGAGAAATAACACTTATTGATTTATAAGTTCCTTTTAACTTCAACCAATCTGTCATCCATATAAGGTTTTTCCTTATTTTTTCATCAGAAGCACTGTCCGATGTTAGAAGGGTTTCACCTAAAAGAGCTGCCAGATATTTAATGTAATCAATTGGAACTGTTTCAGGATTGACTAAATCAGGAAGAGCCTCAATGCTAGTTACCCACTCCTCTGCAATCTCTTGAAAAGCAGAGCAAAAGTCAATAACCAAATTTGAAGTTCTCAAATGTGGTGGAAGTAAATCAATAAAATCTAATGAAAATGACATAGTTTATCCTTGATTTAATATCCAATTGAGGAAAAAACAGTACTGGACAATCTGCAAATTTGATTAGAGTCCAAAACAATATCCCCAGATTCATCTTGTTCATAGATGACATAAACGTCCGTTGGTGATATTCCTGAAACGTCAAAAACAAGTACACCCGTTGTATAATTTACAGTGCCTGAAACCGTAGCCACAGAATGTTGTGTAACAATATTTCCAGAACCATCGTCAGCAGCAATTAAAACGTCCTCTGTGCCGCTTACAGTCCCGTAAATATAAACACTGGAGGTTTTCACCGAGGTACAGTTTAAAGCCGTTCCCCAGTCATACAGCGAGTTGTAGGAGGTGCTTGCTGATTGTCTTAATTTCATGGTCAAGGACAAGTATTTTACGCCAGCAAGAGAATCAATGGCTTGAATAACATTGGATGCTCTTTTAGATTCTCCCAGAAGAGACGTTGTTCCAAGAGTGAATTGATCAGTCAAAACTCCGTTTATATCACTTTGAACTTGCGTCAGTGCATACCCAGAATTAACTACAACAGATAAATAAACAATTACATAGATAATGTCTGGGTCAACATATTCATATTTTACTGTCAGCATTGAATAATCTCTCATAGAAGCAGATAATGTTGTTTTGAAAGATGCTGTGGGCAATTGCCAGTTTTGTAAAATAGTAGATATTTTAACTGTGTTAAACATGTCATAATTTGGGGGGCTTTCCTCTGCTTCTCCCCAAACATTGACATCAGCCACGCTACTGTAGTTTTGTATAAAAGACACATAGTCTTTCTTTCTAGAAAGACTGCCCCCTGTGGCAAAAACATTAGGCGCTTCTGCTGCTATCTCTTCTGCTGTTTCAGCATCATCGCCACCTGTCATTGTGGTTGAATTTGTAACAGCAATAGTGGAAACTTCCACCAAAGATTCATTGTATATTGTGGATCTTACAGTAGTTACTTTTCCTGTTTCGTAGATATTTCCTGAAAGTCCACTTGTGCTGATATATTTAACGGTTATTGTTGAGCTTGTTCCAGGAATAGCTCCATTTGTATTATCCCCAAACACGACTGTGATTGTGTCGTCTAAATTGCTTTTAATAGTAAAGTGAGAGTCTGTAGAACTAGAGCTTAGAAAGGATGAAACATATGTCCATTCCACGTCATCTACATACACCCTAAAAGTGCGAAATGGTAGCAAGGTTGTGTGGTCATCGTTGTCAACAGACGTGTCTGAAATATCAAACTCTTGATCTGCTGTACCATCAGATGTAAAAGTAAGCTCTGTAAGCTGCCCTTGAATAGCTGTTACATTATTGCTTGTTTGAGTTGTCTCAATGGTGATATCATAAATGGTTGTGAATATAATACCATCAGCGGTTTGACACTCAGTATATTGAGGTATAATTACTCTTGTAGATGGAGCAGAAGGTACAGAAAAAACCAAAGTGCCAGTAGACCCTACGGGTCTTTTTGGCCTATAGTTTAAAAGTTTAACCAGATTAACAACACTGGATTTATTACTTGCCAATCCTATGTAATTCTCGGTAGCTTGTCGCTCCAGATAGTACATAAGCATATTGCCAATACCAGCAACAAACTGTGTTAGAGTTGTTCCTGTTGCAGACTGGTAAGTGTCCTTCCAGGCGTTTGTAGCTTTCAATTTTGTTTCAAATTGAGAAACTATATCCGAGTATTCATAATTTGCATAATTTAGCTCTGTGGGCATTTTACACTCCTGAAACGTCTACAGATATAGCCTGAATTTCATTTGAGCCTAAAGGCGTATATGAAAGGTTTATTGTAGCTTCATTTGTATCTGGATCTATACTTACAGTTATATTTTTAATCTTAGCTCTAGGTTCAAAAGACTCAACCTGAGATTTCATTCTGGATGCCAATCTATCAAACTCTCCTTTAGTAGATAAGGAGAATATATAATTTGATATACCAAAACCAAACCAAGGCTCCATGAATCGGTCTCCAGGGCTGGTAAGAATGAAATTCTTTATAGACGCGCCAATAGCTTGGGCATTGTATACGTGCTTAACGTTGCCCTGGGCATCAGTAACCATTGCTGGATCTAAATCACTATATTGTATAATTGCCATAGTTTAATTTTCTATATATAGTATATTCTATATCTTTATTTGTCAAACGTCAATATAAACTTTTCTGTCTGGAGGGTTTATGACAGCGCCACAGGCAGCGGTGGCACCCTCAGTTACTATCAGATTTCCGTTTATGAATGTCTTAGTAGTTATGGGTGTGATCGCCGTTGTTCCATGCCCCTCTACAGAGCATTGAAACAGTGCGCCATCAACAGCCACAGCGGTAGAATCACTTTTTACCTTTGATTGCCCGGCTGATATTATTGATCCTGGATGTGAAGCAGGATCTCCTAAACATGCTATTTTTTTACTAGCCATAAAATTAATTTAGGTTTATAGAAGTGTCCCCAGTTAATGTTATTTCATCGGCTTGCACTGAAATACTACCTCCCCCTGTCACAGTTGTACTTCCAGCGGCTACTATAGCTATGCCCCCTGTTACAGTTGCTATCATATCTCCAGACACAACGGCCTTTAGGTCGTTGTCTGTGTTTAGTGTTAAATCGTTTTTAGAGGTTATTGTGATATCACCAGTATTATCATTTATGACTATGGTTATACCATTAGGCGTTTTAAGTACAGTAGTTTCAGGGTAATTGAGGCTTACAGCCTCAGAAGGTATTACAGCTACTCCATCTATGGCATTTGCAAAATAAACAGGGGAAAATATGTTCCCGCCTTCAAAGAAAACAAATACTTTTGAGTTCACACTAGGTATGCTTATAGACCCTGCTGATGAAGAAGCCCCATAGAATAACGGTGTGGCTGGAACAGCCCAGGGAATGTCATCTAAAGACATTCCCTCAATAGCAACTGAGGTTTGAGAGTTAATGGTGGTTGCTGTATCCTTACCTACGATGTAAGGGGGCACCTCTACCTTTAAACGCCCGGATTTAATAGACTCACTTGCATCCGTAGCTAAGACTGTTCCTCTGTATATTCCTGTTAATTCTTTGAAATCCATAGTTTGTTATGCTCTATTTTTCCTATTTTTCTGATCAACTTGTTCTAATGTTGTATTGATGTCTACATTTGATCCACTTCTGGTTAAAAGAAACTTTGTTCTGTGCCATATATCAAATGTATGAACAACTCGTTCTATCATCCATTTTCCTACAAATCTTCCTTGATACATCTCAGACGGAGATATTGGGTCTAATGAGGCAATATCAATAATATCCCCTGGATATACATTGTGAGTGCCCCATGTAGTTACCCACAACTTAGACAAGTTTAACATTTTTTTGGATAAATATCCAGAGGTTTTATATACAAAATTATTAGAAATCTCACTAGTTCTATTTGACGTGAAATCAAAACTTGCTGATGTATCCTTGTCCTCAACATCCAAATCATAATAATTAGCCAAGGAAGAAACATCCTGTTTAATGTTTGAATTTTCCTTCAGCTTGGATTCAACTATTTTGTACTTGCCCGTCTCAAAGTCAAAGTACCCACAAGCCTGTGTTCTGCCACCGGTTACTCTGTGAATGCCATAATTCCCTACCGCCTTATAGTCCAGGATAGGCAAAATAGCTTCTTTTTTCTCATTAACTACGGCAGAAGGTATCGTTGCTAAAATATACTTTGGTTTGCTATCTAAAAACTCATTTATTGGTTTAAAAACTAGACTACTAGAATTCAAATTTGGTTTGATGTACGTATAATACCCAGATTCACTATTTTTTCCTTCTAGGTAGCTTTTTAACCAGTCTAAAAGTTGACCGTTTGTAATTAAGGGCTGTAATATCTTCTTAGGATAATTAAGACTGCCACTTATTTCATTGTTCTTTAGGCCCATCTCGGACGCCATAGTGGACAGAGTTGTTGATATATTACCAGAAAAACTTCTACATTTTACAGGATTGAAAAAATTAGGTGTATTCAAAACACCTGTAACATGGTATTTTTTGGTAGAATCTGGGGAAGACCTCAAACCCAAAAAGTTAAAGGATATTACATCACCAGGAGTAGTATTCCATACAGAACCAAGAGTTACATTTAAAGTCAAGGCATCTCTATCAGGGGGGCTTTTGTGGCTTAAGAAATTTAAACCATCATTTATCTTTATATTAAACATGGGTAATAAGTAATTTATATCCAGAGTGATTGTAAAATCACTTATTATTTTATCATCAATGGGAACTTGTAAATTTGTACTCTTATTTTTAGATCTACCAAAAATAAGATCAACATTGTATCCCGTTGTGGATAGAGGGTGCTGTGCACTATCTAAGTTTTCTATTGCGGTAGAGCTCATGTATGTCTGCTAATGTTGGAATTTCTAATATATCACCAACGGAAATTTCAGAGAACGGGTTTTTTATATTATTATGTAGACATATGATCCACCAGTAAGATGTATTACCATAAGCATTGTGGCTTATTTTGTCTAATCTAGATATGTCTTGTTGTGAAACTTGATAGTACCCAACAGGATTTTTAGGTATAAAGCCATTGATTTTGGTATCCAAGAAATCCAACTGTGGTATGCTGTCTATTGTTACTTTTTCATAGAATTTACAGCGGCTCATGTTTTTCCTATACTAAACTAGCTTTATCTATATCAGATTTTGAGAAAATTTCATATGTTTCAAAATCAACATCTACAGAAGCTTTTACGGCACCATTTGCCCGTGAGAAATAAGGATACTGCGTAGCCACAATATTTCTTACAATGACATTACTAAAAATCCACTGGTTTCCTATAGTTATATCCGTTTGCTCTCTGTACAAATCCGGACCCTCATAATTTTTTCCTGCTATATTTACTTTGTACGGAACTGGTCCAGGAGCATAAATAGCTACTTGGTCTCCAAAAGATCCTTCACTAAATATTGACTCTGGTAAGGGCAATTTCAACAATTCTTTTACAGGCTGTATAACCTCAGATTGAATGTCTTTTTCTGCTAAAAATTCTAAAGATATTTTGAATTTTAAAGGAGACGTTCCTGTCCAGCTTCTTCTAGAGGAAAATCTGCCCTGCAAGGATACACCAACAGCTTGTGCAGCGCTTTCAATGAGAGTAAATCCTTTTACAGCAGAAAATTCTGTCCAATTGCTTGATGTTTCAAACCTTATAGGTTTTTGCATATATCCTATGACCTGACTAAAAGTAACTTTTTCATTTTTAGGGTTTTTTATTGTTCTGGTTCTTCTTTGCGTTTCTATAATTATTTTATACTGATCTGGAACACTGTCATCTTTAACACCACAATATATGTCACCAGCAGAATTATCTGTTTGACTGTTAATAAAATTTTTGGAGTACGTTATATTTGCCATTTAATTATCCGTAGTATATAGTAGATAAGTCCAGTGTGCCTCTTTTTGCAATCTCAGATATCATGGGATCGTATATCCCTAAATAATGATGCATCGCAGGAAGTATTTGTGATGTAGGCTTTGATTCTTGTTTATTAGCTTCATTAATAGTATCAATTAGTTTTTGAACATCTGTTTTTTCAGAAGGCTTTTCTATATCTGTATTAAATTCAAGAATAGCTTTTTCAGAATTTTTTATTGATTCTTGTAAAGATTCTAAAGTAAATGACTGTTCAATAATTTTGGGTCGTATTTCAACAAAATTATCACTAGCTTTATTTTCTTTAGGTGTTTCCTCGCTAAAAGTTCCACCTAAAAGATTTGAAAGAGTTTCGGATACCTTTCCTTTTTTTATACTGCTTGTATCTATCCAGGCGCTACCTGGATTCATGGCACTTTGTGACTGTATCTCTTTAACACGCTTTTTTTCTTTTTCTTTTGTATCTTGTGACCTTGTGTGTTCAAAAACAAGCCTTTGATATAAAAACTTATTTTTAAAGTTTTCAGCCTGCTCAGGCTCCAAAAATTCAGGATCATCACGAGGTAGTAACGTTCTTTGATAATATTTCTCAGACTCTGTATCAACTAGATATTGGCTTATTGCTGATAAATTTTCATAAGTTTTGTATCCCTCTGGAAGCTCGTTTCTTTTTCTTTCTATTTCTTCCGCTTGTTTGGTCATCCTTCTACCCCACCAGCTATCTGTAGCCCAATCTTCTCCAAATTCTGATTTTATGTATTGATATATTGCATAACCAGCTCCCCCTAATGCAGCTACTATTGCAGTCTCTGCCATTAAAGGTCCAGCAACAGTTAATAGTCCCCTTATTGCTACAATACCAGCGGATGTTTTAAAATAATCAAGCGCAGATTCAATTATGCCTTTATCATCTACAGGAGATCCTTTTTCGGATGAGCCCTTTAAAACAGCTAAAAGTTCTTTAGTATACTCAGCCTTATAGGCTCCTTTATCCCAAAAATTAAACAAGTCATTATAGAATGACCCTTTTCCTTTAAAAGGCAAAGATACACCACCACCATCAGCAGGACCCCCAGTACCTCCTCCCATACCAAAAGCTCCAGAAAAGGCCCTACCTATTCTGGACTCTTGCTCTGCATAAGCCTCTTCTTCGGCATCTGGATCATACCCTAGTCTTTGTGCTTTATTATATCTATCCCTACCATAGAATTCTCGTTTTTCACGAGCGGTTTGCCAAGACGCAGAAGCTCTACTTAAAGTTCTAAAAGCATTATAGCCAAACCCTATTGTACTAGCGGCAACCTGCCCTAAAGGGCCAAGTGCCGTTCTAGCAGCTAAAGAAACCCCTCGTCCAAGTAATTCCCTTCCTCTGGAAATATAAGCTTGATCCATATAGCTTAAAAAAGCAGACTTTCTTATTCTAGGGGCACCAGCATAATTTATTGTTACACCACCAGGGCCTCCTCCCATGCCCCCAGCGCCACCAGTACCACCCCCCTCTTGTCCTTGAGAGTAGGGCGATGATGCATTATACTTTAGCTGAATGTTTAGAAGTTTAGCCTCTCTTCTTTGCCTTAAAGTGTTATATCTATTGAATTGAGAATCTTCTACTCTTGCAAAGTTTCTAATGATTTCAACAGATAAATCTACAAGCTCTTCCAAAGTTCTTATGACGCTGTCAACTAGAACTTTAAAGTTTATGACATCATTATCACCAGCCCAATCCTGAGCATTTGCTATCATATCATTAAGGAAAGACATTTCCTCTTGATATGTAGCAATGTGTTCTCTTAACTCTTCTCTAGTATATCTAGGTTTATTGTCCATTTTTACTTTGATCTCAAGGACACTAATTTATCAGTATACCATTGCAGGTCCGTAACACTTAGATTTCTCAAATCTTGTATACTTTGATGCAATCCATTCATTAGAAAAAAATAACGCTCTTTTATTAGATTAGAAGGCGTAATTTGTTCTGACAATGTAGTCAAATCGAAAGGGAAGCAAAGACTGCTGCTCCTTCTTACAAGATGGGCATGTATGCTCGAAGAGCATGCTAGGCCCGTGTTTGTATTCTTCTTCGATCTTTTGTGCAATAAAGCGTAAGTCTGATACAGGAATTTTTCTAGAATCGAAAGCTTCCTTTTCTAGAGTATTATTCCAATGAGTTATGTTGTTAAGCATGTCGTAGATTGTAACAGTGATTTCTGTTATAAAATCCGTTGACGGATTGAAACCGTCTTTAGTTGTAGGACATCTAACTATAATCTCTTTCTCCAACTTAGGAAGTTTTAAGATAAGTTCCTTGGAAGAGCTGTCCTTTAGAATATCTACATTGAGGTCTCTCAAATCAACTGTTTTTGTGTAATCTTTCAAGCATGATTCACATTTGATATTCACAGGATACTCAGGTGAGTAAGAGTTTATGGCGTGCCAAAGAATGACGTACAAGGTATCACCATCGGTGAGCTTGGTGATGTCATCCACACCTTCTAATGTATCTTGTATAACCTCAAGTAGTGCTTTTGAAGTTTGCGCTTCTGGTGAAAGCATAACCTTTTCTTCATCTGCACCAATCATAGTCCTTATACCTATCTTACCTTTAAGTTCAGGATAAGGAACAAATCTAGACGGTAAATCTAAAGCATGATAATTAAAACTCATAGTAAAGCCTCCAATAATAAAATTACTTTATAAATTAAATATATTATCTGTGATGTCAGTTCCAGATTCAGGATATATTCTATCAAATTTTATGTTAATTGCAAGTAGCATTCTTCTTTCTTGTTCAAAGGTGAAAGAATATGAATAGGTATTTAGTGGATAACAATCTCTAAGTATAATTTTATTGGTAACTTCATCTTTTCTGTCTACTAGAGCAACCGTTATTGATTTTTTATAATCTTTTGTAGCTGAGTAGAAACTTTCTTGTAAAATTAAACCTCTCCATTTATTAAAATAACTTGATACAATATCTGGTGTAGGAATGACAAACTGAAAGTTTGCCATTTTAGAGTTTAGTCTTCCTGGGAAGTTCTTGTCGTACAGACCAGCTTTGATCAACTCTGGAGAACCAAATGAGTAGTCATCAACAGAGCAAGCTTGACAAAGATCGTTTATTCTTCTACTTGATTTTAAATCCGTAAATCCCGCATATGGGAAGAATACTTTAAAATCATAGGGCCTTTGTATTGGCCCTATGATTTCACTTGGTTTAACTATCTCAGACGTATCTTGCTTTTTTAAAAGTTTAGTTTTACGTCTTACGTATAGGTTTTCTAATTGATGAAATGGAAATGCCATATTTTCACGTTAAGTCTTTTCTTTAAGAAATTAGTGAAGATCCAGCGGCCAAAGCAGCTTGAGCCACACCCAAAATAGACAAACCAGTATCAAGTGTCCAGAAATCAAAAGAAAGAGTTGCACTTATGATAATATGTGTATCTGAATCCTGCTGAAGAGGAACTTCTTGAATGTTTTCAAGATAGCAACCCCAAATCTTGTAAGTTTCAGCAACTGCACCATCTTTGTTGATCATCTGTAGATCAACATTTCTTTTGATAAGGGCATCTCCAACACCTACACCTGATAAGGTGTTCTGAATCAATTGAGACCATGCATACAACTCAGCATGGGACCCTCTGTCCTCAGACTCATTGAAAGTCACAGGAAGGGTGTGTGTGTAAACTTCTTTTCCTGGATAAGACACACCACCAGTGCCCCTAAAGGGCACAACAATCTTTCCAAAACCCCTAGATGGTTTTGAAGTTGACCTGCATCTGATGGTCCAAACGGCCCTATCTCCACCAGGAGAACTAGGCACTTTCATTTCCCAAAGCCATCCACGAGCTGGATTTAAATTTGCTCTTAGAGCAACTGAACTTAACGTAGGCATTTTATAACTCCTAATTTTCCAATAAAGCAGTTTCCTGATTTAGTTATTAAAATTGATATCCTCTAGAAACAAGCTCATCAAAAGAAGCACCAGTAGAAGTAACTACAACGTTAAGTCTAACGTAATAGATGGCTCTAACAGGCTTGACAAACACAGTGATTGCCAATTCATTAGCATCAATAACAGCGGGTGTATTGTTAGATGTATCACAGATAACTCTGTATCCAGAATCTCCAGATTCTGTTTGAAAAGCTCCTCTAGCAGCAAGATTGTTCAAATATGAATCTGTTACAGAGGCAACCTCAAATCTAGTATCTGAGGTATTGTTATACCCAATGATATAATCTTGATATGCCTCACAGAGGTCGTACTCAAGCATATTTAGGAGACGCCTGACATTGATGCCAGAAAGAGCAGAGCTCTTCTTCTGCATGGTTCTCTGACCAAACAAAGCAATGCCTCTACCCGGAGATACTTTGATACAGTTGACTTGAGCAGCGTCCAGCAAGCCAATTTCAGTATCATTATATCTTTGAGAAAGACCAATTACATTAGTGAGCTGTCCATTTGTCCATCCACCAACACCATCCCAAACTTCACCATTAAATGTGACTCTGGCGTATGCAGCAGCAATAGAACCAATCGGAGGTATAGTTACAACCTGATCATTGATACTGTCATTGATCTTTACATAAGGTGAGAACAATGCAAAATCATCTGTATTGAAATTCTGTGTTGAATTTCTAAAGGTAAGTGCGCTTGCAGCAGCCTTTTCAGAATCAGGAACAGCACCAAAAGCAATGGTATCTTTCCTATTTTCAGCAACAGCCTTCATTGCTGTCTGAATTGTTACAATATCAGATGCAGAATGTGAAGATAGATAAGATCCACCAATAAGGATATTTACTGTAACATCGGATTCATTGTAGAATGTGTACCATCCAGAATAATCCGTAGAGCTTCCAGCATAATTGCTGGCTGTAGGATCACTACCATTTACACCGCCTCCAAGCAGAACAGCCGTTGAGTTCTCTTTTGGCAGAGTTGTTTCAGCAACAGCAGTTTCATCTGAAACACGAATATACATACTGTAATCATTTATCTTGGTTTCAAGGTACAATTGTTTGCCAAAACCATCAATTTTCTTGACACGAGAAACGTTCCATGACTCAACAAGAGTTGTTACATTGTTGATATCAGTCTCATAAACCTCAATATCAAATGTAAAAGCCTCTGTTTCATCAGAAACATACGTAACCCCAGAGCTTTCCCATGCAGGAATACCCGTGGTGGGATCAGTGGTCAATACCCAGTGAGTCGGGGCAGCTCCAGGAGTGTAGGTCACACTGGCAGTGTGATTTAGTAGGCATCTATAAACAGAGCCACTATACACAACTTTATGAGCGCCAAGAACATTGACAATCTTTACTGATAGGCTATTTCCCCAGGCTCCTTGATTATCTGCAAAGATGTCAAAGACTTGAGAATCCACAGAGGATCTAGCTGCATACGTGGCAGCAGCAGTTCCAGTTGTGAATGCTGTGATAGTATCAGATGAATCCTTAGATACCGCTGAAATACCAGCAAAAAGAGCCCCATTAATTATTCTCTTAAAGTAAAGCTGTCTTCCTTGAGACAGAAACTCAAGAGCCATATAATGGGCATAATTACCCACTTCTGGGTTGCCATAGATAGCCACAAAATCTTGTGAATTTGTTACAAGAGTTCTATCTGTTCTGCCCTTCTTTGTGAAACCAACACACCCACCAATAACTGAAGGATTATTTTCAATAAATTGTGAGGTGTCAGTTTCTTTTAAATAAACATTTGGACCTTTTGACTTGTCGCCCATATTAAAACTCCTTACGTTGTGCAAACGCTACAATTCTCACCAGACCAAAGTAGTAGTGCTTCTCGTCTTTGTGAATCTATTTCTTGTTCTCCAATTACCATGTCAATCATATTTTGGTCTGTTAGAGCAGACCCATCATACAATTTCATGATAATACTTCTGATAGCCTTCTGCGTAAGGCTCTTTAATATATAACCTTGTACCTCTACCCCTATTTTTTGGGTATAATACTGGCCTTTTTCGTATTTAATACCAGTTGTTGATTCGTCTACTATATCTTTTAATGATACATTAAATTCTATAGGAAAATTTGTGTTATAAGTTAAATCCAATGAAGGATTTTCTTGGTTCCAGAAAAGAAGCTTGTCTGTGACTAATTCATGTGTATATAGACTTAATGTCCAAAACCAAACATCGTAATTTATGATTGCTGGAACAGCAGTTACTAAGGTGGATTCATCGTCGTCATCAACCTGTATTTCAATACCAGTTCTGGCTAAGCCTGTCTGATTCATACGCCAGTTATATGAAACTTTTGTTTTCCATAGATTTATAAACTCAAGAAAATTCTGTCCTCTTTTTTCAGCGGTATGCCTCTGAGCAGACTCTTTAGGCATGATGCTGACATGATTTTCCATATTAGGTAAGTCCAGAATCTGTCTGAACTTAGAGAATAAATTACATCTAAGTGCAAAAGAAACTAAAGATATTGTGCTTATACTAGTATTCATTAAAATCCAAAGATACTACTTTCACCTTCGGAGGGAGATGACCCACCAATGGACCCGGTTTCATTTGTAGAGCCTGCAAGATAAGGACTAGAGGGCAATTTATCCGTAACAGAGTCAATATCTGCATTTGCCGTTACGGCAGCATCGCAGGCACTTTGCACGTCAGAAGATGTTAAATCTTGCAGATCACTAACAATTTTAGAGTCTGTTTTTATACCTATGTGTATAGGAAATGTGTCGGCCAATGTGAAATTAAGACCTATAGTGTCTCCATTCATTTCAGCCGCTGTTATACCTGTTATGCCCCATTCACCAGAGGTTGCATCATAGGCTACTGTTCCAGAAAGAGTTCCACCAACACCATCTTTTGTATATTTCTTTGCAGGAGTTCCTGTGGTTACTTCAGAGCCATCTAGAACAGATATGAACTTACCTATAGGTAAATAGCTTATTGCTGTATTCTTTTTAAACATTGATTCTACCTCATTGAATCTGTTAGATTTTACAAATAAACTAGATGGATCAGTGCCCATAGTTCCAGTTGCCCCCAAAGGGGTGCTATCGTCTAAAAGATCTTCACTATACCAAATCATTATATTCTATCTATTATATCTGAATTAAAATAAAATAAAACTATTTTTTATTTAAATATTTTATGTTTATATGTCTTCATTGACATCAAGCATTTTACTCAATTTTACATACTCTTTGTCATTTCCAACTGTAGTTACTGATCCATCCTCATTTTCTATTGTGGATATGGGATTCAAAACAGTTATAATTTCACCTTCTGGACCATCACAGACACCAGTTTCAGTATCTGACTCATATCTCAAAGCATACTTATCTATGAAAGCTTCTATTCTTTCCGCTTTCTCAGGAGAAGGTGCAACAGTATCCATTAAATTGCCAGAGGGCATAACCCAATAAAATGTCTTTATTTCATACATATGTATTACCTTTTAACTAGCTGGTATAGAAATAGACCAACCTTGAGTACCTAAGTAAGTTATATCAGTTAGACCTTGACCTGTTGCCCTTGGCATATTGGTCATAGTTACAGTACAAGAAGGAGCGCCTGCATCACTCGCAACGCGACAGGATGCGAAGAATTCATTAATCTCAGTAACTGTCCAATTGACAGCATCTAATGTGATCGTAGTTAGGGTACGTTGTCCATCTAATGCGCCTGTAGTCCAGTCCAGGCTTGACGCCTTGGTCACGACTAGGGATGTCAGCGGCAGAGATGATAGGCTTGCCAACCCGCCTATGTTTTGGTCGGGCCAGGAATTAATACAGACGCTGCCGATGGTTATGTTGCAAGCCCCATTGCGATTCAAAGAGAATGTTGCATCAGTAGACGTCGAGTAAAGAAGACGAGACTCCTTTGCTGACAATACAGCAAAATCACTTAAAAAATTCCAACCCGCACGCACACCACCCGAAACCGCGTTTGTTACTTCTGCTAACAACCTGTATTGATTGCCTATGGTCCCAATTTCTTGAGACATATTTACTGCGGCACCCGTGCTAATAATCTGACACGCACCCGCAGGATTCTCTGTTACCTTACTCGTAGCATCACCAACCTCAATGACACTCCATCCGTCAGGATTATCCCCAGTCCACGCATCAAACCCGCCATTGGCCACCAAGTTGGTGATTGCCTTGACAGAGACGTAGGGGATGGTTATGGTGCCGGAGGTGGAAGACGACTCAACCATTAAGCGTAAATCATAATCAGTATTGCGGACAGCAAAGAGGATTAAAGTATGTGTGCCAACAGTCGAAGGTATTGCTGTGGTCCCTTCGTAAAACGCACCATCAGAGTGCAGGTATAATAGATTGTTGCCAGCAAGACTGTTTTCAGAAACTCGATACTCTATAACAAAAACGTTGCCAATCGTATTGCTAAAAGATTGGCCGAGTGTATTCCTCTGGCTATTGCCTGTACACCTGAGTGATGAATTAAACGCCTCCCACGAGGTCCCAACTACCTCAGTCCATCCGGTTAAGTCTGTTGGAAAATAACTATTCGTCAGCAGCTCCACGTCCGTTATATGCCCCACCGGCTCCATATCCGGTAAGGTCAGAGAGGCGAGATTACTGAACTGGGCGAACTGTGACACGTCGCCGAGAAGACGGGCACCGTTCATGTTGATGACTGTCACAGCAGTGTTCACGCTGATGACAAAATCAACCACATCATCTTTAGCTACAAGAACAGATGCAGTAGTGGCTGTAGTCAACGAAGTTGACAATGATCCATTGATATACAAATCAACAGTTCCAGAGCTGAATGTAAATGTTACATTGATGTAACCAGATAAAGTAGCTGTGAAATTTAGTAAAGCATTACTGACAGATGGGGCTGTAAGCCAATGGTTGTCATTGTAATATTTGTACCAATAAGATGTACCACCAATACCATCTGGATGTTGTTGATAGGATTTATATACTCTTTCTCCATTTTTATAGCCTGTTCCTAGACCATCACCATAGTCTGTATCTTTATCCCATAAAAATAAACCTACAGGCCCAGTATCCTCAAAAGCTCCACCAGGATCAACCACTAAAGTTCCAGAAGTTCTTATTCTATTGTAGCTCATTTTACTTAGTCAAATAACAGTTTTTGAGAAGAGTTTTCATTAACTTCTGTTAGATTTTGTACAAACGAAAGTTTACTTTTATCGCTTCTCATTAAATCTATATCAACATTTTCTATTTTAGTTTTAGGAGGTAGTGTTATACTATCTCCAGAATTAGTCACAACTTTAGCTGATATATCACTTATATTTTGACATTCCAAACATCTCATATTTTCTACTCCTTAAATCTTTCAGCGCGTCTAGGCACAGCCTTAAACCGCTGCTTTATTGCTATTTCGTGCATACTTTCAATAGGTGTATCCACCAACTCAAACTCATCCGTGTCGCTTATATCATCAGGAATGTAGTAAATAGGTATTTTGACATAACTTCCAGGTATGATGTCTATGTCTACTGTTTCACTATCCTCATTTACAGCCTGATTCGGCAAAGTCACCAAAATAGGCAACTCACCTTCCACAAACAAACCCAAATTTTTCAAATGATACTTATTAGGATTCCAACTAACTGATATATTGCAAGTATATGTTGTAAATTCATAGTCATTCGTAGTTGAATAAGCATCTAAAGCCATAACTTGATTATAGTTATTGGGTATGTACAGAGTACATGGAAACCCACCAATGTTTAACGCAACATTGACAGTGTTTCTTAAAGCATCAACAGTTTCTTGTGGTACAAGTTTTGACATATATTATTGTTTTAAACAGAGGGCTCTTCTACAACTACCATGAACAATTCAGGATCTTCTGAATCAGTTGTAACTTTAGAATTGGGTGTGGATGCAGCAATTCTATCAGCCTCTTCTTTAGTGGCGATAGAGCTTGCTTTAACTGTGTAAGATACTTCTTTTTGCTCTTCTATAAACAAGGTATCATCTTGTTCCATAGAAGACTGTCCATTGAGTTTAAAATCCTCTCCTTCCGCAGGACTAAAAACAAAATCTCTCGACTCAAATTGCTCATCAGCAAATCTGTCGTCGCCTATATAGTTAGCCCCTTCTCCTGGTTTAACATAGGCAACTGTTATATGAGGAATATAATCAGGATGATCATTTCCAGGAGCACCTACTCCGTCAACAAGCTCTTTATTGAGGGCATTAACAGCATCACTAACAACAGGAATGTATATAACATCGTAATCGTCTCCTTCAAAAACACTTACTTCACCTAAAGTACCAGATATATCATTATACTTATCTACAATAGATGAAAGTTCATCTACATTTGTATTTTCTAAACCATAGAGAATAGTAAGATGTGTCTGCATTTCTCTGCCAAATTTGGCAGCATCCTCTTCTGTTCCCTCACCTACATACAGTATATCATCAGGGATGTCCTCAGCAAAAGAACGAACTCTAGCAGCAATGTTTTCAGGGATATTCAACATCAAGCAATCATACTCATAGAGGTCATCAGGCTTTTCTTCAGATTCCTCCTGATTGTCATCAGTAAGAGTTTCCAAAGGCTTCTCTTCTACAGCTTCTACTACTGATGGTGTTGCTTTGTATGTATCGGAAGTCTCCACAGTGTCCTTAGAAGAGTCATCTAAAGAACCGTACTCCCTAGCATGCCCATTGACATAGTAATCAGGATCTTCTTTGAGGTTATCCATAGCAATTTCTCTTGCAATCTCAGGATCATCTGTATGCTCCATTTCTACTCGTGTACCAGTTTCCAATTGCTCTGGATCATAATCTTCTGGAGATGTACCATCCGCTATACCTCCAACCAACTTCTCTTCATACTGACCTTTATCAAGAGACTCATCCCCCATTGATAAATTCTCTTCTGAATCATCCTCATCTATTGATTCTTCAACAGGCTCTTCCTCTACACTCCCAATTTCCCCTTGCTCATAAACTTCCTGAGAAATATTCTGTGTGTTTCCGTGATCATTTATATGCCAAACAGAAGGGAAGAAGTTGTCTTTGGCTGTTTTTTGTCTAACAGCAGCAAGACCTTGCTCATAGTCACTAAATTTGCCTATCATATCCCCTTCAATATAATAGACCTTTACGGTACTTCCCATACCAGTATCTGCTATTACAATATCTTCCGGTGAAGGTTCAGCAAACATATCCTCTTCACCACCATCAAGAAGATCATCCTCATAGTATTCTTCGTATTCATCCTGCTCATAATTATCAAACATTGTATGCGCCGAATGAACCTCATAGAGGAGCTTGGACGGAACAGCTATATAAGGAATTTTACCCGATGATCTTGTCACCACAAAAGGCAATGAAGACTCTGAAATGGCCTTTGCAAGGCCCTTGTCATAAACAGGAAGATACTCGTATTCTTTGAGCTTATCTTCTGAAATCTTCATGGCTTTATATTTTTTGGCAAGACTCTCAACAAACTGTTTATGTTTTGTTTCAGAAACAAGTCTAACAGAATTCAATGAAAATTGCCTTTGCTTATCGTCTATGACAACACAGCACATTGGGCCAAGAATGCTTTCTACAATAGCACACTTGCCAAAGGCATCGCTTTCTTTATTAATCACCATTACCGTATCATAAATAGAAATGGACTCTACTCTGACTGTATCACCACTGACATCATCAGCAATGATGCTTTTATCTTCCATTTCTTTTTCATACTTGATTCTTTCATTATCCGTATCAGATGAGTCTTCCTTAATGTGGGTATTGACTCTACGAGTCAGAGCCCCACAGTTTTCACAAAGATTCTCATAATCAGCACCGTTAGACTCTGCAAGAGTCTTTTGTGTATGTGTACAACGAACACACACTCTCATATTAGTAGATTCCTTTACTTCGGGATCTTCAAGGGTCATAAGCTTAGACAAAAGTTTTTGCATATTCATAAAATTGCTCCTATTTATTTTGCTTTTAAAGATCCACCACAAAATATAAAAATTTGAGGCTGATTTAGATCTTCACTGTAACAAACTGCTTGTGTGTATTGTGAAAATCCTGAATGTTTTAATGTTGTGCTTACTCCAAGTAAGAAAGTAGAGCCATTTATATCCGTTGATTCCTTGAAACTCTGAGGAAATTTTACCAGTGCTACGATATTTTTGATGTTTATATCGTTTGATATTTTACTTATTGATAGAACTACTGCTTTTTCAATTAAATCTTGAGGAGAAAATTCCTCAAATTGTATAACATCACTCTTGACTATTGGGCTTTTATATAGCTTATCCACAGCACCATACTTTGGAGAAGTACTAAAGTTAGCTTGATTTGAAAGACTCAAGTAGTTTTTATATGTAGTAATTGTTTTATAAACGCTTAATTGTACGTCTTCTGTATTTTGTTTTTCAGCAAATACCGTATTGACTATACCAGAGTGCGCCAAAGTGGCGATATGGAACAAATCTTTCTTATTGGTATAGATACAAAGCACAGATATGTTGCTCTTTGAGCAAATATTTATGTTTGACAAAGCATTGTGTTTGTCATTAAAGACAATGCCTGAAATAATTGACTTTAAATACTTATTAGAAGCATCTGAACAAATTAGAATCTGTGACTTATTTGTGGTGAGATCAGAGATCTCTGTATACAAATCCTGTATGTTGTTTATATGAATCCCAGATGTTTCTTGAGGATCATCATGAACATAGAATGATGGAAACACCTCATCACCAAAAGAGAGTATCTTATGGTAAAGAGATCCTATCTCACCTAAACATACAAATATATAATTAGGGAGACATCCCTTCGGTATGCTTAGAAATGAGGAAACACTTATGTCAGGAGCAATTTGCATTAACCAACAATCTTTACAGACTCTCCGCTTTCATTTGCCCATTTACCAGACCCAGAATCACCCAAATTAAGCAAAGAAAAAATCTTATCACTTACGGTATCACCAATTTTCCAGTAAGCACATTCCAAGGGACTGGTTTCCTTTTCCCCTGCAACCAGAGGTTGCTCTTCTCTTTTGAGGTTTTTAAACCTATAGGAAACCAATTTATGCAGTGCTGTGGCTGGATTGTCTACTGTGGCAATATCAGTCAGAATTTGCATAGCCTTCTCATCTTTGGGAAAAGCTTTAGATCCCCGGTCTACGAGCTTATTAAAAATAGAGTCGTAGCCAGAGGCTGGAGCCTTGTCTAAGTAAGAAGCAAATATTTTCATCCAGGTTTTGTACAGTTCTAATTGTTTCATGGGGTTTTGCTCTTAAAAATAATTAATTTCAATTTTTATTATATTATAATTTAAAAAATAAGTAAACTAAATTTTTATATAAATTGTTATTCTATGTCGTCAATTGCGTATTTAAGACTTAATAGTGTTCTTTTATTTAGCAAGCCTGATTTAAAATTTGGTGTAATATTTTTTCCAGATATAACAATAGATGGGTCTTTAATGTCATCCAAGATGGACTCTTCATCTACTTTTATTTGTTCCCTAATATTTAAATCTGGGGAAACCAGTATTGAATATTCTAAAAGCACTTTGCCATACAAAGAACGGACAACAACACCGTATAGATAATCAAAGTTTCCGAAGGGCTCAAATTGGGCCACAGACTGTCCTGAGAGGGTTGCTTTAATAATCTGGTCCAGAGCCCCCCTGTCGTCCCAATTCGCCTTCACAGCAGCGTCAGTGAGCTGTACGGCCCTATCCTGAAAGTGTGGCACAGGCACAGCTACGGAATCAGGGGTTACAACCTTGGATTTGGGGAAAATCTTCTTCCAGAACAAGTATCTATCAACCACAGTCTTGAATGGTTTCTTCTTGAAAGACTCCAGTATGGCCTTTTTAGCTTTTTTTCTAAGCTTGTCCATATCCACACTGTTCTCTGTTTTGCTGAGTTCTTCATTCAAGCTTTCAGCAAAATCTGAAACATAGACATTAGGAACATGAATAAACAAAGAATCATTCTCATAGATTCTAACACCATCAACGGTTTCAAGCACCTTTATTCTACCTTTATCCTTTTTCTTCTTTATTTTAGAAATAACTTTTTTAAATCCACCGGGAAGATAAGCAATATCATCCTCAGTTGTTGCAGTGTCTGCAACGGCTTCTCCCTCTTCGTTTAAAGCAAATAAATCTTGAAAAGTCAGAGACTCGTTTTTATCTTCTTCCTCTACAGGCTCTTCTGTAGGCTCCGTAGGAGCCTCTTCAAAGGTTTCTTCATCACCTGTGATAATGGGCTCTTCTTCCTTTTCAATTCTTTCGATTTCTTCTGGCTCCAAAGGAGATATTTTCTGTTCGCGGCTTTCCATAACTTTGAACTTTTTCCTACCAGACTTGATATTGTCCACCATCTTCTGCATTGTGTCTTTATAGGCTTTGCCTATCCATCTAGCCAGCGTTATGGTGTAATCTGGTAATTCATTCAGAAGTAGGGTGTTATGCTTGCAAAATGCTCCGACCTCCCCTGAATTCCTAACTACAGGAGGACGATTTTCGGCCTTACCATACTTAGCATCCCTATCAGGTCTAGATAAAATGTAATTGAAACCATAAAATTGTTGACTTGGGCATGAACACAGAATTTGTAAATCCCCTTGCTCAATAAGCTTTTCAGCTACTTTCCTAAGAACAACCCTATTGCCTCTGGCGTTCCAGTTCTCTTTATCTTGAACAGCCTCAGCAAGAAATTGCTTTATGTTTTTAAACTTTATGTAACCGTCATACCAAACCTTTTGCTTTGTTCCAGAATGAATCTTGAAATGTAAGAGACTGGGGTACTTCTGTAACAGACGAACACCCCCCTTTTCTTCTACCTTTGCAACACGATCATAAAAAGTAGGAAAAAGCTTGGTAATATCCTGTTGTTTATTTTGTAAATCGCCTAACGTATATTCGTTAATAAGCATATTTTGAAAAACCAAATTTAAAAATTTTGTGGGGATCTTTGTCGCTGGAGGCTAAGACGCCGATCCCCACAAAGGAGTAAAACACAAAAATTATCCACGCTGCGCCATGACTAACCAAATACCTTGTTCAGATAATTCATCTTGCAAGCTCTTCTTATCATCCAAGCCTTGCTGAATCATTTGTGTGGCATTTATGCCCTTAACATCAGCAATTGCAGCTTTAGCTAAAGTCTGACCTTCACATATCATCACCAAAGCATAGGTGTATCTCTGAATCCAATCCAAAATCCATTGACTCTCAATGTCTTCGTCACCAACAATTCTATGAGATCCAACAACTGTTAGAGTTGACACACCCATAGGTACAGTAGATAGATACAATTTCCCACCCTCTTCACTACCAAAGTTAGTGGCCATAGGGGGCAAAAAAGTAAACCTAAAATCTGTACCCACAAAAGTCTGATAATTCTTAAATCCAGCAGACATCGTGATCATATCACTAGAGACATGATCTATGATGGGGATGCCAAGAAGAGACCACAAAGGATGATTGTTAAGTAGCCACGTAGTGGCTTGTCCAGGGTAAACTTGAACAACAGACTTGAAATGCTCATCTAATTCAACAACATCGCCTCCAGGGTATGACACAGTCTCTACTCTGGGAAATGCAGAGTGACCGTTGAAATACCTTTTTGCATTGTAAATTTGCTGCTGTATATTAGCGGTTGTTGTAGCAAGCGTAATAGGAGCAAATTGAGTTTGAATCCAAGAAACTATCGTATCTATTTGAGACATTTAATTTGCCTTCTATTTAAATTCCAGAGAATACATGGAATTACACTTAGGACAGTTTAAAATGAGTAAATTATTGTCGTCGTCCCTGTCGAGAGCTTCCATCTCTTGCTTGTCACATTTTTGACACCAGTACTTTTTTCTCCTGTCTAATTTGCCCATAACAGGAATGTCTTTGGTATCAAGGGCATCCTCATCCTCAGATGATTCCAACAAGGCTCTAAGCTCATCCTTATTAAGACATCCATTGTCATTAGTATCTTCGTCTTGTTCTATATCAATATCTGGTAAATAATCGTCATCAGATTGAGATGCTTTTTCAACAATAGCCTGATCAATATCCAAAACACTTATTTCATTTTCAGGAATACTCAAATCCTGTGAAAGTTGAAATGCTTCTGATTCATCAGCACTATCCAAAATACTTTGAATATCATCAAGATCTTCAACAATATCAGGAGTGTTCAAAACATTTGAAATGGTTTCTTTGCTTTGCAAAGCTTCCTGAACTGTTCTTATCTTTTGTATCTGTGATTTTCTTTTAGTTAGCAACTTTTGTATCATTTTAGCTGCGTCAGCTTCATCATCTAGAATAGTTAAAAGTTCCATATTTTGAAATGATTTGGCTTGAGCCAAAGATTCAAACTGAACAGATACTTTCTGACCAATCTCTAATTCAAGACATTGCAACCCAGTTGACAGTGAAAAGTCTTCTAAAGCAATTATATTTAAAACTATCATTATTACCTCCAGCAAAAAAGTAAGAAAGGGGTGGGACTTTCCCACCCCTTTCTATTTGGTTAGGCACCAAGGTTGGTGATTTTACCATAAGTGAACATACGACTGTTCAAGACCTTAAAGCCAGCAGCACTCATGAAACCCTTCTGGCTGAACAAGTCAGAAGTCGTCACTGTAGGCGAGGTGAACAGAGGCATATACGGAGCATAGGCAAACGCAGCATGCAAGAAATCCTTGCCGCGATAACCCATGATGTATCGGTTAGTGCCAGATACGCTGGACCCACCAATAGTGCGATCCTGAAGCAGAGGATCTTGGATCACAGTACGACCACCAATATCGCCAATGACCATAGGTCCAAGAGGCAGATCAGTAGTCTTTGCCTTAAAGGTAGGCAACTGCTTAATAACACGAGCCACGTTATTACCGCAGATGATCCAACTACCCTGTGCTCTCAAGGTAGCCGCGAAGATGTTGTTTGAGCCTTCCTCAAACCTATCAAGAATTTCCTGTTTCTTGAACACCCATTCCTGACCACTACCAACGGAAGCATTCCATGCGGTAATGGCGGTTGCAGGAGTGTACGAAGTACCTTCCCAAGACCCGCCATGAGACGCGATGTCAATCTGGTTGATGCCGAAGTGATCAATTGTAAACTGACTAGCTGTTACTTGTAGACCTATTAAAAGCACGATCACTAAAATGCAATTAATTAATTTTTTAATAGGCGGGTAAGTCATCTCTGCTTACCTCCAAACATTTCTGCTTGGTTCAGACTATATCTTAACCCTGAATTTTCCAGGGTTGCCGCCGTAGCCTCTAAGATTACTCTTAAAGACGTAGTCGTTGAACTAGTATTGAACAAAGTATCCTCAGCCATTGCTGTTTCAACCATATTGTTCATTTTATTTTTCATATCAATCTTTCAATACTAGCTGCTGATTGTCCCGAAGGAGGTTCCAGCAATTAAGCGGCTTTCGCGATGCCGATATTACTATCGACGCGAGGCCCACATTTAACCTCGCCACCCAGATACTTCACCAATTCGCTCTCCAGGTCCATACCATGAGCCTTGGAAAGGTCAATGGCAGCACCAATTGACCAGCTTGCAGCCAGAGGGAAATCAATGGCTGTAACAGGCGATTGTGTCAAAGACACGCTTGCCTTGGGTACACCACTCTGATCGTTGTAAGCATCAATGGGCTTATCATACTGATAGCGATAATTCACTGCAACACCAGAACTGTCAGTGGTAGTTGCAAGCGTGAAAGAAATCGCACCAGTGGTGTAATCCACAGTACCAGTACCACCGTCACCAGTTATAACAGTGGCTGTATCAGCGTCAGTACCAAGAACAGTACCGTCAGCAGCCTCAAGCACAACAGTACCAGAGGTAATGCCGGGCTTATAGGTGCAGGTGTGGGTAATGGTTTGACCAATGGACTTGGAAGACGAAGAGGCAATAGCCTCACCAATAACACCAGAGTAAGCATACGTCTGACCAGCAAGGGTACGATTTGTACCAGTAGTAGACGACAGCATGGTGTCACCAGCGGTGACTGCACCCTTGGTATTATCGTACTTCACATCCAGATAGAACACAGAACCAGTCCTTCGGTCCAAACTTTGAATAAGAGCAACCTCATTCAGCACTAATGCACAAAAGTCCCTATTTTTCAAAAGGGGGTGGATCATATCATCCTCACAATGGAGGTTCGGCGCTTTTGAGATATTATTGGTAGCAAAATCCTCAATCTCTGATCTCTGAACTTTCTCTTTTACATAACTACTTGCATTCAAAGAGCTTAGCTGCTGATTAGCATATTCTTCTTTCGAAGAACTTAGCGTTCCAGAAAGTAATTGTCTTTCATATTTAATTGTTCTGTTGGTTTTTGACATTACTTTTTTCAATTCACCGAATTTTTCAAAATAGATTACTCTATTAAGCCGCCATTTGATCTAACGGAAGCAGTGCTGCGATAATCGGAAGCTGCACACCCAGGAAAGAAATATTGTCTTCCGTGGTGCTCTCAAACAGACGCCCAAGCGCCTTCGGCGCTACACCGGTTTGCATAAGGGCATTATCAAGACACTGTGCTGTCGCACGAGCTTCATGAATACCAAGCTCACGGCCTTGAGTCTTCTTGAGGTAATCATTTACAGGATTCAACCAAGAACCCCAACGTTTTACAACGTTATTCTGTTCGGCGATGATCTCCTTACGGCGACCTTCTACCATCTTTTTCATATCAATCATTATAGATCTCCTGAATACATTTCAATTTAAAAAATACGTTCTCTCTCGTGGTGTGTGAATGAAGTGCATTCAGCTTACCAGATGTTTTCAGCAATAGTGTTGCTGAATAAACAGCGATAAGAGTTATCTACTCAGATGTTTTGTGATCTCTTTGTTGATTATAAGAGACTCCTCATCAGAAGTAGATTCAATCAATAATTCATCATAACTCGGTTTCATCAAAAGGTCAAGCATAAATTTATGACTATTTCCCTCCAGAATACAATCAATATCATCTTTTGTCTTTGCTTTCTTAGCAAGTTCACAAATAGACTCAGAAAGAGTTATACCCATGAAGGACGATTTGATGTCCAAGTAATTCTTTAAACTTTCTTCTCTAACCAATTTCTCTACAGACTTTTTAGTAGTCTCTATAATCTTGGTGGCTTTTGTTTTCAACTTTTTAAGCTTAGTTTCATACAGACTGGTGGTCTCAGTAAGTTTAGCGTTCAATTCACGAATTACTGAATTTCTGGAAAGAATCGTCTTGTTCTGAGATTCGTTTGTTTTTGTAGTACTGTCAATCCTCTCATTGAGCTGATTGATAGTAGTTTGCATCTCATTGATCATTTCAGACAGTACAGAAATTTCATCACTCTTAATAGCTTCATCTGCCCGTTGGGCATACGTAAGCTTTGAGACATCAAGGGATTCTTTCTTTTGCTTTTTGACTTCTTCAGCTGATGTGCCAGCTTCCATACTCTTTTGCACAGCTATAGCGTCATCTTTATTATTTGTTTTATATGTTGCTGTTTCATCCTTTACACCATCAATATAAACATCTACAACAAACTCACCGGTGTCTTTATTTTTATGAATTTTAGTTTTTTTACCACTAGAGGCTTTACCTTCAGAGAGATCATCCTTATCCTTCTTACTGGTCTCTTCGAGACCACTGGCAAGCCTTTCGAAATAATCTAAGAGACCATAGTATGACTCTTTGATGACTCCCTTGATTTTAGGAGCTACAGCTTTTTGTACTTTTGACTCACCAATGACGGACATGTACTCTTTTTGACAGGAGCAAGAAGAGAAGCTTTCACCACAACTAGGACATGCCTCCATGAGGCACCCCAGAGTGTGGAGATTACCTTCTTTCATTTCCACCTTACATCCAATACAAGTTACATTTGGCTTGACAACCATCTGTCTCTCATATATCTTGTCCTTGATTTTTACGTATTTGGATTCTTTATTGTATCCTGATTTAATAGGCTTTTTCTTCTTAGACTCTTTCTTTTCCTCATCCTCTTCAACATCCTCAAGAGTTTCTAGGTCTTGAATTTCTTCAGACTTTTCATTGAAGTCCTTCTCTTCCTCTATCTCTTCTTCCATTTCTACTGGAACTTCACCTTGTGAAACATCAGTAACTACTGGTATGCTACTCGTAGTTGTAGTTGTAAGCCTGATGACAGGTGAAACGGCATCAGATTTAAAAATCTCAATAGTATCAGATGTGCTGTTAGTACTATATTGAGTATCAGGAAGAATCTGAGCCATTTGCTCATTTTCTTTCAGAGCCTTCAAAAGAGAATCACCAGAAAGGCCCTCTTTCAAAGTAATTTCAAATTCTTTATCAAAGGATTCATCCAATGATTTAACTGTGTATGTTTTTGATTCTGTTTTCATAGAAACTTCTCCATCAACTTCAACGTCAGGAATGTAGTCTTTCAACTCCCACATACTGTCCATAGCATCAGGAATGGAGCCAGAACCAGAGGTAAGCATGGCATGCACAGTTTCCATACGATATGGGGATTTAATGGTTGCTGACCAATTATCTTTGTCAATATCTATCTGAAGGCCCTTGAACTTTTGACCATCAAGAAAATCTATGACACTAGGGTCAGAAGCCTCCAGCGTATATGAATTAATACGATCTTCATTTATTTTAGGCCTCTTTACAGATTCAAGCAAAACCTTTGCTTCATCTGATTTTAATACAGCAAGAATAGACTCAGCAAGCTCTTTGCTTATCTTTCTTGCGTCATCTTCTGTGGTGCATCCATCAGAGATGGCCTCTACAACATTTCTTTCCAACTTTGTGGGAATAGAACCAAAGGTAGAGGGATCGGCTGTAAAGTCTGTGGTAATGTATTTGTACTTATCAGGAACGACTCTATCGTAAGTAGCTGACCCTTCTGTAATTGTCTCTACATCACCAGAAGCTCTTGTACTTACACCAACCATACAATTAGCCTCAATGAGAGTGTGAATAAGTCTACCATGAGGTGTATCAAGTACCTCAATCTCCTGAAAGACCTTCTCAACAACCTTACCGTCTTCCTCAACAGCTTCAAAGAATGTATCTGTGATGATATGACTTGTTTGCATCAAGTCAGACTTCACCCCTTCGGGGTGCTCACCATGACCATACAAGTTTCTATTTTTATGCTTTGCTTTTATTTCAGGATCATCCATTACCTTTTCAAACACAGCACGCTCATAGATGCGTCCGTTTGCGTTTAGCTCATCTACATTGCAAATAGGCCAAACGCCTCTAAACAGGACACCCTTGGGTAATTTTGACCTATCTGATTCTGTAATCTTACAGTTTACCAAAAGTGTTTCATTTAAAATCATTGTGAATTCCTCAAATTTTAAGACGTTTGCCTATATGATTATTTAAATTTCTTATCTTCTTCGTCTTCTTCCTCTAATTCAAAATCATCAGAGAATTCATCAACGGGTTCTTCATCTGTGCCTGCTTCAAGATCTTCTGGAGATTCAATTTGCTCTAAATCTTTCTGAATCTGCTCTTCCTCAGCACTAACCTCTTCCTCAGCAACATTTCTCTGCGCCTCTGCCTGAAGCTCCATTATTTTAGGCAAAATCCATTTAGAGTGAACATCATAAGAAAGATTGGTCATACCATATTCATCACTGGCAAGCTGAAGTATTTTAAGCAGTGCCGTAGGAAAGTCAGCCACAGGAATATTGTTCTCAGAGGCTTTCATAATAGGAACTTCATTTTGGTCCTGCAAAACAATATCAGATATTAAATTACCTGTATCATTCAAAACAGTCACAGCATAAAAGTTCTTATCACCATTAGAATTAGCCCCAAGATAAAGCTTGTCAGGGATGCCAGAGGCATCATCTAAAGTGGGAGCTTCTTCTGGAGCTTCCTCCATAGGAGAATCTTCCAAAGGATCGGAAGAGAAATCACCCTCATCCTCTAAAGAATCATCAAAATCACCTGAAAGGTCATCCTCTTCAAATGATTCATCAGGATCGTCTATACCCATATCTTCGTCCTCTGAATCTTCTGAGTAATTACTCAAATCTGGGTCTTTTAAGTTTTGTTTTTCTTCAAAAAAATGAGTGGTTCCTGTGAACCGTCCTTCTTTCAAAGATCCACACAAATGCATGAGATGAAAAGCTAAATCTTTCATACTAATTGGATCTCCGAGATAGAGGTGTTTCAAAAATCTTTGTTTTTATTGACCTTATTTCAGATTGGAGTTCAATAATAGAATCATGGTCCAAGGAGGTCTTCTCGGATAAAATATCAATCATTCTTTTATTAGATACAGTAAGCTCTTTTATATACTCATTTTGCTGAGCATATATTTTAGTTTCCTCAGTATGAGATTTTGTATAAACCTCAAACTGATTTCTAGTGTCAGTGACATAAAGCAAAAAGCCTAGTAAGCTTAGAAGAATAGGCCAAGTTTTAGATAGATTGTCAAGAATGCGATCCATGAGCCCTCCCGAGCAGAGCTTTTCGTTTGATTTATCGTTTGTTTGACTAAACTCAGCTTTATTCTTTGCCATTTTCAGGAGTCTTCTTATCCTTACTTTTGTCACTTTCCATTAGATCATTGATCATCTTTGTTTCGTCAGGATCTTCCCAATCAGGAATCTTGCCTTCGGCAAGAACGATTTCCTTGTATTCCTGCTCAGACTCATTCATTGAATCATAGTCACGAAGAACAATCTTCTGACCTTCAATGGTCTCAACGACACTGATTTGCCCATCTTTGATAGACAGAATAATGTCCTTGGACTCTTTCTTCTCTTCTTTGTCTTCCTTGTCCTTCATGTCTTTATCTTCTTCTTTCTTGATGTCACAAGAACCAGTTGCCTCTTCAACAACCTCTTCTTGATCCATAGACTCTTCCCTGATAGTCTCTTCAGCAACACTTTCACTGATATGTTTGTACAGTGCATCTAACATTCTTACATCTCCAATATTAGTTTACCAATTCGTTCATATAGTTCTGGCAACAAAACAGATGATTCTGTTTTACCTTGCTCACAATCAATAATTATATGTGTTCCCAATGAAAGACAAGCTTTAAGCTCAGTCAAAACAGGAACACCTTTATCACTTGCTAACTTTTTAAGGGTACTATGAACAGACTTACCCTTTAATCTGTTTACCAAGTTTTCAAAAATAACTTCTTTGTTGGGAACTTTAGACAAGATTTCCAAGCAAGATGTGTAATCACCTTTGTTGTACTTATCTAAGGATTCTGTTAAGACATGTCTAAAATTGGGATGCTGTAATGTAGAATACATTTCTTTTATTTTAGACAGAGCTTCTTTTTGATTTGTTTTCATGATCAATTATCTACACAGCTTATTAAGCATATCATTTAGCATGTTAGTTGGTTTTAAAAGCGTTTCAACACACTCTGTCAGAGAAGCATCATCCATTCCTTCATCCTCTGATTCCAACAAATCTTCCAAAGAAAAAGCATTGGAAGATGGTTTTAGAAATTCAGAAGGTGTAGGGGGAACCTCTTCTTTTTTTGAAACACTTACAGATTCTGCTTTTAGTTTGTCTGAAAACTTGTTTTGTGGAACACTTTCTGACAAAATAGACTTTAATTCAAAAACCTCAGAATCGTGATTTGCCCACCTATTTTCAATAGAACCCTCAGAAATAATCTCTTTTTTAACAACTTCTTTGCCTGTAATAGCTTTGCTGAGTTGCTGTGGAGAGGGTATTTCAAAATCATCTAATGGCATTTATTAGTCCTCTAAACTCTCTGCCAAAGTTTTCAAAAATCTAGATAGTTTAGCTCTATTGGAATCATCTTGATCCAACCAAGAACGAAGGTCCCCGGTTGACTCACATTTCAAATCACCAATATCACTCATATTGGACTCATCGAGTCCCACTATATTTATCATCAAAAGAGGCTTCTCAATAGTCTCTGCTATTTGAGAAGCACAACTTTCAAAAGTATGTTTTAGTAACGACATCACAGTTTTTCCTTATTCGATGGTTATAGGTGTATAAACGTAAAGTTTCGTTTTATCACCATGTACAGCATTAGACCCAGTAACAGCGGTTATGTATGCCTGTAATTCCCACTCACCGGCCTCATCAATATCACCAGATTGTACAATATATGTACAATAATAAGTGTTTTCCGCTACTGCTGACCACGTACCAGTAGACCCCGAAGGGGTCTTGTATTTTATATAAAGATTATACCCGCTTGTAACGTCAGTATTGACGTATAAGCGAAGTTTAATTCCAATATCACCAACAAATATTCGATTGAGGGCCATAAGATGCCTTTGGTACTATGTCACTACTAAAAGAAAGCTCTGCTATAAATGTCGTCGCAGACGTTTCATTCCCTGAATCTGCTCCATATGTGGCACTATTTAGATTTATTGTTTTTATAACTGTAATAGTGGTGCTAGAAGCTTCCGGAAAAGATGATCCAAACAATAAACTTCCAAAAAGACCAAAACTCATATTGCGCCTAGCACCACATTACAGAATTACTTATTGAATAACTTCTACTGGCTCTTCGGCTTCCAAGCCGGTTTTAGAGCCATCGAGCATCTTGTAAACTTGCCCAAAAATAAGGGGCATTGCCGCGTATTGGCTCTCTTCGAGAGCTTTCTTCATTGTCTCAATATCACTTGAAACAACCTCAAGATCACCAACCTTTGGCTTTGACATCTTGACAGCAAGTTCAAATCTTTTCACTCTCTGCTCAGTTGTCATTTTAGCAGCCTGCTCTGTGGCAGTAACCAAAGAGGATTTAATAACATCCCCTAAAGTAACTACTACAGGCTCAGAGGTTGAGCTGTTACGCTCCTTAATCTCTGAACCATCCAGGTTTCTTAAACTTTTTGAAAAATCAATTACCATAAAAAGCCTCCAAATTAAATAAAAAAATTAAGTAAATCTTTATCTCCTAACTATAGCATAATTATATATTTATGCAACTAATTTTTTTATTTTTATTTTATTTACAATAAAAATATTATAAAACAAATGTTTATATTTATTTTGGTGTGTATTCAACACCCACAACAGGAGATTTAGCACCAAGCTCATCTGCCCTAATCTGTATTGCATCTTTCAAATTGTTGTATGCAACGTCACAGATTTCCTCTTCTGTCATATCAGCGCAATCAGCGATTGCTACGTATGTATCCATTAAAAAAGGCTGATGCTGATCTACTTCTACTGAAAACCCAACCCAATATTGTGTAGGCTCATCATTGGGGTACAACTCAAATCTGTAAATCTTAATTTTGTTTATCATACTACTGTTTCTCCTTAGATGTCTCTTTTTGATGTTGATCTAGCTGAGGGCAGCAAAGAGTTATTCTCACCCCAACCATTTTGCTTAAAACCAATGTAAAACCCAATTTTACCAATAGAAACGGATAAAAATGGTCCTACGAAGAACGGCAACTTTGCCGTAAACCATATATTTCCTGGAGAGTACTTGTTTTTCCAGGCATCTTTTTTCCAGAATTTAGGCATGTCCCAGTGTACAGGACCATACATTAAAGATAGTCTAACACCATATCCAGGACTGATATTAGCCGTAGGCTTGGAATCATACCACAAACCACCAGGAAAGGTTCCTAAAGTTAAAGTTATTCCACCTGTTTTCATAGTCTACACCTTCTTATGCAGCATCAAAAATTCCCATAGAAACAAGAGCATTCACCACATCGGTAAATGCTGCCCAATTATTATACGACGCTTTAGCCTGTTGTTTGAGCTTAATTATTGCCCCACCCTCTTCTCTATGATGCAGACAGGCATTGCCTGCGGAATAATCAGCAGACCACATTTGAACCCCATCTGTGATTGATGTGCTGGGGGCTGTGCCGTTTCCTAGGGCGAGGACTTTAGCTGCGGAGGTGCCGAAGGTAGAGGCATTGAATCCTATATTACCAGTCTCCAAACCTGCTGTTATAAAATTATAAGATATACCTAGTACGTCTGTAAGACCTGAAATTTGAAAAAGGCCATTGTCACTGAATAGGGATACATGCTTGACATTAGATCCAGCAGAGGTGTCCACTAAATCAAGAACACCTATGCCATTACCTTGAGAAACAATTCTAGATCCTGTAGTGGTAGAAGCAAGTTGCAAAGTTCTTTGAGCAACACTGCTACCATTAATCACAGTAGGTGTTAAAGTACCTAAACCTACAGAGTCACTAAACACATGGCTAGTCCCATCTTCAGACCTGATATGAAGCCCTGCCTTGCCTGCGGTGCCACCGCGATCGGCAGAATATAAAACAACTCCATCTGTGATAGATCCTGTTGGTGATGTGCCCGTAGTTATAGAAAAAGAATTAGTAGCAGACGTAGGCTCAGTAACTCCTCCTCCTAAAAGTAGATTTCCTAGGTAAGTCAATACCATATTAGTTACTAATGTTTGGTCTACCCCATTAGGGGCTGTTTGCCATAAGAATCCTTGATGAGCACTAGCTACTTGGTCATAAAAACCAAAAATGCCTCCTTTTCTTTCAGCATTAGTCATTGTTGTTGGCACATAACTATCAGCGGCTGTCATCGTTCCATTAAAAACTATTGCTCCACCGACTTGATCTTGAAATTGATGAAGACTTATAGCTCCATCCCCATTTTGAGTATTCTCAAAACGAGCAATAGGAATTGTATAATCCGCAGTTGCATATGTGGAATGAAACACACAAGAAGGAGTAGTCGTCCCAATCCCAACTCTATCACTAAACACATGACTAGTCCCATCTTCAGACCTGATATGAAGCCCTGCCTTGCCTGCGGTGCCACCGCGATCGGCAGACCACATCTGAACTCCATCTGTAATTGAGGTGCTGGGGGCTGTACCATTAGGCATAGCTAAAACTTTGGCAGCGGAGGTTCCCACTGTTGCGGTAGATATCATCAAATTTGCACTACTGTCTATTTTGAGTACTTGGGTATCTGAAGATCCCATTTTAAATATAAATGACCCATTAGTCCAACTAGCAGCATCTCTGTAGTATTCCAAAGATCCCGCAACATCTAACACACCAGAATTGCTTTGATACCATTGTAACTGTCCAAAAGTTCCAGCACCCCCCAAGTCTCTACTAATCCGTATATCTGCTTCTGTGGAGCTATTTGACACTTCTAACAGGGACGAAGCCCTTATTATACCAACAACATCCACGTTGGTTGCAGGAGTAGTAGTCCCTATCCCAACCCTGTCACTAAACACATGACTAGTCCCATCTTCAGACCTGATATGCAGCCCTGCCTTGCCTGCGGTGCCACCGCGATCGGCAGACCACATCTGAGTGGTATTTGCTGGGCTTGTGGATGGTGCTGTGCCGTTGCCTAGGGCGAGGACTTTGGCTGCGGAGGTGCCGAAGGTAGAGGCATTGAATCCTATATTACCAGTCTCCAAACCTGCTGTTATAAAATTATAAGATATACCTAGTACGTCTGTAAGACCTGAAATTTGAAAAAGGCCATTGTCAC